TCAAAATAACTGTACAGTATTTATGAACTCTGCCGGTGATCACTTTGTTAGCCCTCTTTACACGCTGCCGGTTAGTTCTTCAACGATTGGCATCGTCAACGATACCGCTTGGGATGCCGGCTTACAATCAGGACTAAATCCTTCTTACACAACATATGCTGAATATGCTAATGAGATTCGAACACTAGGAAAAGATTATTCTATTATACCAGAGTTTAGAATATCAGAGTATATGACAGATTACATCAACACTGGTTTCGATATTAACGCACGAAATCCACAGATTAACCCAACAAAGCCATTCTTAGATTTAACCGGGTCATCTGTTTTAGATGCCACCAATCCAGAATTTTACAAAGTTTATAACACTACTGATTTATTAAAGTTCTTTGAAATCACAGAGGACGCAACAGATGATACAGTGATAGATAGAGTTACTATGCGTTGTAAATCGTTGATAAAGTTCTTGCCCTATGACGGTTTTTACCCTGCTCAAAGAACAACGCAGTTGGCAAACTTATTTAGCGCTTCATATCTAGGACCATTTGAGGGGAATAACTTAACGAGCGGTTCAGCACGCGCTGGACTTACACCTTTCTACGCACCAGGCATAATGTATAATTCTATTAAAGCAGGCTTGGCGGTTGACTTTCCAATGCCCAGTAATTCTGTTAATGACACAAGAAGAAGCGTTGCTTATGTGACATCATCTACAGGCACTAATCCTTTCTATGAAAGAACACAGCCGTTTACAAGAATACCATTTGAAGCAATTATAGATCCTGATGGGAATATAGGTGGCAACGTTGGAAGTTTAACATGGTATGATTTACATATAAATGATGCTAGAATTGCTAACCAAGCCTCTGGTTTTGGTACTTCATATGCTGGAGAGAAGTTTGAAGGATTACAAAGTACCTCACAATACACGTTTAAAGTTTCAGATAATCAAAGCACACTACTTTATACCTTAGCGGCAAATAATTTCTTCGCAGAATCGATTAACTTTTTCTTACCACAAGGAAGGATGACAAGACTGACCTCGTTGCCATCAAATCATCCTGATTTTGCAAGCAATACTAAAAAATTAATTCAGCCAGGAGGAGAATCGTTTAAAGAGTATACAATGCAGGTAAGAATTTCAAATAGTCCTAACTTTAAAAATGAAAACACTACATTCTTTAACTATGAACAAGGATCAGCATATGGCGTACCGGTAGGAACAGCAGTCGACTTCTCAGCTTTCGCTCCTGTATATAAACATGCTACCCTAGACAGCAAGACGGGCGCAGGAATATTAACTTTAACCTATAGACCGCTCGATCCAGACGATTTTACTTATTTCGATTTAGATGAAATAATGAATAATTTAACCGCTAGCTTTCAAGGAGCCCAAGGCTCTGCGTTTGACCAAGCCGCCACAAAATACGCACAGCATTTTACTTCTTCTTTTAACATTGGAAAGGCAAGAATATTAGAGACAGATTTTGATGCGATTACCGGTCAACCAAAAACGGTTAAAAAAGATATTAATGAAATTGATGTTATGATTATTGAGCCAAAATGGGAATGCCCCATGTTGAATTTTAAAAACGTAACACAATCAACAATAGCCAGCACTGGTGACACTGGAAGAGTTGGCATGTGGCACCAATATGGAGAAATTGACGAGGCAAATGGTGCGTTTCTTTCTATAGCCGACCCATCTAGTGTTAACGATACAAGCCTCACTGGTTCACTCGCTGACCTTCTTGGGTTCGACAAAACAAACGGTAAAGTACCACAACGCATAGGAAAAGTGGGATCAAGTAAAGAAATTAGCGAAGCTGTGGTCGCTATTCCATTTAGAGTTGTAGGCGGTAATAAAGTTACATTTAAAATATCCAGAGATGCTGTTAATCAGGCAGAATTAATACTACAAGGAAACCAGCCAGGAGACGGGACGCTACCAGAAAATCCATTAGCAGATCAAAGTATTGTGGATATGGTAGACAAAATGCAGAGATATGTTATTCCACCACACATGGACTTTATAACTTACAAAAACAATGTTCCTGGTAAACTTGGTATTGAACAAATTCCTGGTGGTCCATTTGCCATGTATATTTTTGAATTTACACGCACTCTAACACAAGAAGACTTGGCTAACATTTGGCAAAACCTACCCCCAGTGTCAATTGGAGCATCACCATTTTACCATGACAGCGATGAAGTTACAATATCACACGAAGTATTTAACTCTCTTAAGTTGAATTTGATCAATGGCAAAAAGATATTAGGGAACGAAGAACAAATATCTAAATCACGAGAGTATACTAGTGATATACAATGGATGGTATTCAAGGCTAAGAAACGAGCAGCGACTAATTACTTTGAGAGAACAACCAATATTAATGATGGCGGTCAGTTTGATTTTAAATTTGCAAATCAACAGCAGTTTCCAAATATCACATATAACTGGCCATATGATTTCTTTAGTATGGTAGAGCTAGTAAAATTAGATGCGGAAATTACAATGACCCCGCAAGATGGTTCTGTTAAAGTTCCGACGCAAGAAATACAAGAAAAGTTTGGCGCACCGTCTAAGTCTGATGCCGACCAGAATGAATATGCTCCACTACCAGAGACACCAGCATCGGCATTACCTGGAGTCGGCGCAGGCGGCACTACAGATTTCATAGATCCTTCTGGTCCAGGCGGTTTTGGTAGTAGTACTGGAGCAGGTGTAAGCACACCAGATGGAGGTCCATCGACAACAGTGGACAGCGCTACAGCAGTAGGGCAGTCATTAGCGCAGCTTGGCAACCTTGGCGGTTCCGATCCCTTTGGGCAATAGGAGTTATTAATTGAGTTATTTAGATCCAAAAGAACAAGTAATAAATTTAGAACTCACATCTTACGGTAAATATTTGCTTGCCGTAGGTAAGTTAAAGCCTGTTTATTATGCCTTTTTTGATGACGACATTATTTATGATAATGCTTTCGCAGGAGTAACAACTGAAACTCAAAGTGAAATCGAACCTAGAATTCAAGAGAACACTCCTAGAATGACAGCACAACCTGTTTATTCTGGTAGAGATATTGCAATCTTTAATAAGAATCCAAACATTGTTAATGACCTTATTATAGGCGCTGAATTCTTAACAGAAAATAGTATATTCGAGGCGCCAGTAGAAAGAGGGGATTTAATTTTACAAGATGGACCAGAACAAACAGAGGTACTACAACAGCCTTTGGCTGTTTATGATCCGTCAGCCGGATACGCTCCAGCATGGAATGCCGCTTTTTTAAAGGCACCACTATCAGCTTCAGTAAATTATACTAGTATTAGCAGTTCTAAGGGAGAAAAGTTTTTAAACATCCCGCAACTAGATAGTAACATTGAATATGAGATTGTAAGAAACAACAACAAATATAATAAAATATATCCAGAACAGGTTAATCAAGCTACTGATCCTTTTTTCTTGGATGGTCTAGATTTTAATAATGGTGATACTATAAAAACATTTAAAGACGCTTTAATCATTAGACTAGAAGAGTCCAATATATTTTATGGTAAGGAAAACTTTGAAGTTGAGATGTTTGAAGTAACCGATGTGGAAACTATTGGCAAAAATGGTCAAGCTTCGATAGAGGAAGTATTATCACCAATAGATTTTTACAAAAGTAAAGAGGATTTGTTTAGTGACAACTTGGACGAAAAAATAGACACCCAAACTGTTGATTATTTATTTGATTTCTTGGTCGACTCTGAAATAGACGAATCGATTATATGTCCGATTATCTCTAGCGATAAAACAGAACAAATATACAATACTAAAATATTTAACTGTGAGGATCTAAATAACTCTGTAGAGATAGAAAATGTCTATGCAGATGAAGATGACACAAGGGACGTTTGCGACTAATGATATCATTAAACAGCTTATCACAGGAATTATTGCCAAAAACTTATGTTAAAAAGATAACATTAGATTCAAATTATAAACAGAAGGTTGTGAAGTCTAAAAGCAACAATCCTGGTTACTATGATAATTCGTCTCAAACCGTTTTAACCCCTGGCGACTCATCAACAAGTAGGTTAGTTTTATCAGCAAAAATATTAAAAAATTATAATATTCAATCAGAGTTGGCACTATTACTAGACTCAGAATTATCACAATTTGTAAAAACGTATGTCCATCAGATAACAGATAAAGAGTTTTATAATAGCTTGGTAAGCACTGCTACAAAAGTAGAGCTAACAACCGACAACACAGGCTTAAACCCGCATATACAAACAAAGATTTTAAATCTTATTGGGGATGGAAACTTTAAAAGTAGTGGAAATGTTATAGAATTACCAGAGGAAACTCTAGATGATGGCACAATATTATCAGAATTAATATCAGAAGTAGAGTTTGATTTCTCAGCAGGCACGGAGTTTTTAGCTTACATAATTGTGACCGCTATACAGCACGAAAGTATTAATGATGTCTTTATAGCAGATCCATCTAGAGAAATAGTAATTCTAGATAAGTCTTTACAAAATGAAGGTTTAGTATTTACTTTAGCACAGTATCCACCAGATAAAGTTAATCAATTTACAGGAAAGTTTGGTAAAGCTGGTGATGTGTGGGCTGGTCCAGTTCATTATCACGAAGAATCAAAGTCTTTTATGGTCGGGGCAGAACATACTCCTAATGAACCACACCCTTCTTTAGATTATAAAATTGTTGCGATGACGAAATACATCGACAATCGCGTCAAAGACAAAGTTAAAAGAAATATTGTAAACATAACAAAATCTTTTGAAACGTTAAATTCTTTAACGGCTAGGTTTCAAGCTAGCAAAAACATTTTAGATTTTTCCGAAACAAAAAATAAAACCTATATTAGTGATATCTATTTATCGCAAGACAAACAAGCCAACATACAAGGCGCATTTGTTGTAGATAAATTAGAAATTATAAAAAACTTAACCGCTTATCCTTTTCTTTTTGATAATGCAAAACAGTCACTTACACAATCTGGATATAAATCGTTCTTAAATAATATGATGCAGCTAACGACGCTAGAAAAGCTTTTAATTTATGAAAAAGATGAACTGCTTGGTCAGATAACTCAAAACGAAACTTTTATAAGCTTTGATGTAAAAGGTAAAAATCAAAATCAAGCTGGCTACATGTCTAATAAAGAGAAGATAGTAATAAATAAAAACAACTTTGATTTACCAGAAACAGAAAGCACGACTGGACTAGAATATTTTTCATTTAAACATTTTACTCCAGCGCTTGTTGGAAGTGAGAATAAGTATAGAATAGAAGTTGAATATAAAGATCCAACAATTAATTATGTTAGAGAATTAGTACTTGGTCTCACTCCAGCCATTGAATCAGTCAGTAGATTGGTCAGTTTTGCCTCTAACGATAAAAAAAGCGGATTTGATATCACAACCGAGAAGTTAAAAAGTTTAACTATCCAAAAAATTGTAAATAATCAATCACCCTACGATCAAGTTCCCGTTACGGAACTAGCAGATAGCTACACAGTCATAAAGGATGTTTACGATTATTTTGCATCTCCAGACTTTAGTGTGTTTACTTTCTTTTATTCTCCAGATGTATCTGTCATTGATTTTGTTAATTACTTTTTAAAGTTATCAAACCTATACACTGCGACATTAACTGATTTACTTTTGTTGGAGGATTTCTTGACCGATTTAAAGTCCAAGTTGTTACAAACTCTTAGCAGCTTTGGATCTAAACCGGCAAAATCTACAAATCCACAATTTTACGGTCAATTAAAACAGCAAGGCAACATAGAAGCTTCTTTAGGCACTAAAATTATACAAGTTAGTAGTAAAGATAATAACAAATTTATTGCTACTGATCATGGCTATGATTTTCTCGGATATCTAGATAAAAACTTTCAAGACAGCACTCTTACACTAGAGGGGGTCTCGGGAAGAAGAACCTTTAATTTTACAGAGGTTCTTGTTGATGATTATAAAAACTCTTGTTTATTTTTATTTTCAAAAATAATTCCAAAGTCTGCTACTGATGGAAATACCACATCAGAATCTTTGAAAGAGGCGTTTACGTCGAAAGGACTATCTACGGCTATACCAGAAACATCAGTTTATTCATACTTAAATTTACCAATAAAGTTTATCAAGTCTTGTGTTATGCTTCCCACAACTGTTTTGGATTATTCATTTTTCAATAATTCAACACCAGTTGAAACAATTGCTCAACGTGTTTTTACAAATATTTTAAAATTTAAGAGTGACGTTAATATCGAAAACTCAATCAACCCAGAACAGGTCGGATCGGCTCAAAAAAAGCAAAACCTATCTCTGCAGAAGGATAACTTGTCTTTTCTTAAGAAATCTGGTTTTGATATTGTCAATCTCACAAAGATCAATCTATCAGATAGTAACGGTCTAGTAGAAGAAGATACCAACCAAGAGAGCAGTTCTGAAAATGAGGGCATCCAGAGTTTAATATCACCCGGCATACAAAATTTGATAGGAAATACTTTTTTACCAAAGCCAGATTTACAGATTTTCACTGCAGCCGACAATTTTTTAATATCATCTTTTGTAAATAGAAAGTTGTTTTCTGAAGCAGGATCTTTCAAATTGAACATGTCTAAAGAAGATTTTCTACCCTACCCATCAGGAATTTTTGGCAATTTAACTTTCTTTTTTGTTCACTCTATCGGCGGTCTACCAACTCTGCCACCATTACAGGTTTTAAGCTTGGCAACTACCACTGATAACATAGGACCATTTAGAGATTACTCCGCTACTGATCAAAACTATATTAGAAATGGCGTGATCAACCCTCTATTGCTTTCATTTTTCTGGTTTAAGCATCAAAACATAGTTAGAGTAGAGTATCTAAGTGGTTTTGAAGAGTCAAACGAAACCGTATACTTAAAAGATAAGTCCAATCCTTATGAACAGGGACCGCAGAAAACAATAACTAGAAGAAATGTAAACAAGCCAGTGTGGAAGGTTGTAAACAAAGAACTCTTAGATAGCTTGTCAGACCCAACTTCTTCTGTTAAAAAAACACTTTGTAGGTTGGTAAGATATAACTATTCATATTACATAAATAAGAAATTAGTGAACGAAGCAAATCTTCCTTTGGTTAATAATTACTTTATATTGAGCCAACAGTCTACAGACACAGGAGACAATGTGATAACCCCAGGACAAGCCATAGGTCAAACACAATTAAATACCGGACCAGTGCAAGTAATCGCTCAAGATCCATCTAATTTACAAGCTCCAGGTGGTCCGTTACCTGGATTGCTACCAGGAGGCGGGACATAATGGAAGATTTTGTAAACACTTCTTTTAATATGATATTACAAGACTTAAAAAACGTAACCTCTAATACCTTTTCTGGTGTTCAGGTGACAGATCAAAACCAACAAAACCAGCCTCTTCCAAGTGAACTTCAGGATCCTCAAAGCGCCGAATCTCTAAGTGTAAATGAGATTACTCCACTCGTGCCACAAAACCTTACGGGAGGTGGTAGTAGTGTTTACTAGTGCCAACTACACAAACTATATTTATCTTTTTGATAATCCAAACAGTATTCGAGCCACCGCCGCAGCAAGTCTAGATGATGTAGATGCTGTATTGGGTGAGGATTTCAAAAATGTCACAGCGGTATCGGCACTAATAGAATTAGTAGCGCCAAATCAAGTAAAATATCAAGTTTTTGGACCAGATTCTTTTGACTTTCCATCTTCTCTACAATCAATTGAAAGAACTGAGACAGAAAATGGGTTTGTAGAGAACTCTTCTGCAAATATAAATAAACTAGACATTGATTTAAAAGTATCTAGTAACGATCCTGGTGACGATCCAAGACAAAGAAACATATTTGTTTTTGATAATAAAACGATAGAATATAGAAATATAAAAGTTACTGGTGAATACAGATTAAATATTCCCGACAACACGACATATAGCCTAAATGTGTTTTTTAAAAAAATTATGCCGACAAGCGTAGATGCGCAAAAGAAGTTTGATTTAGATTATGACTTAAAAAAAACAAATAGCAAGTTTGTATACACAAGTAAAGATTATGTTACTGCTGATTTTAATCAAGTTCTGCCTTTATTTAACACTGCTATTGGATTAGCTAACGATGAAACGTTTGAAGCTACAGTAAATTCTAAAATATTTCAACCTTACTTTGATAATTTACAAACCTTAGATGGTCAAGGTGTGCAATTTAATGCTGCAACAAAATATGGCGTGCCTTATGATTTTAAGACGGATCTTAAAGAGAATATAAATAATAAATCTTTAGGTGTTAAGACAGCCGTGCAGCCAACTTATGATAAAATTTATAACTACTATGATCCGCAGTATGAACCGGTATCGATAGGAATTATAGAAAACTTTATTGTAGATGAAAAATCTTTACCAAGTATATATGACTTTTTATTTTTAGAGACTCAAAAAGAGTCAATAAGAACTTTTTTAGGCTTACCAAGCTTTGATATTGAGGACATTACGTTATCTAATTTAAATGATTATCTAGATAACTACTCTCAGTTGTATGAGAAGTATTTGATAGAAGACTCCCCAATAGAGACAATTCAAAGTGTAAAAGAAAAATATTTTGTCACTGACGATGGCTTAATCGGTGCCAAAACTATATCCCCAACTGATGATACACTGGGACAGCTTGCTCCTAAAAATGAGGCTGCTAATGTAAATGATGTATCAAAACAAAACTTTATGCTTCTTTTGGAAAATGATAAACAAAATTTTCCTTTGCAACTTATAAACGATAAAAGCCAAACTGTTCCTAGATGGATACAACAAATGAAAACTGGCATATATTTTTCTGAAAAATCAATTGACATCTTTAATCAGGCTCTAGATAAAAATAATATTTTTCCTTATCTAGTCAAGATCAATATACCAAATGAAACTAAAGGACCAATTGCCAAATTATTTTCAAAAAATAACCTATTGGATGGAGTTAACACATACGCAGCATCCGTCACCATTCCAAACATAACCTCAGAGAACAACGTAACAGAGGATAGTCAAAAAACATTTGCTAAGTTTTATGGCGCTTTAATAAATGGTGTAGATACTACAAATTATAATATCTATTCAGGAGTTAATCTTCCAACCTTCAAGCTCTATTTTAGAGACCAGTTTCTTCCACAGGCTAATATTAATCCTGATTTGATGCCCATAACACCATCATATGATTCCGATGTGTTTCTTGACACAATGGCTTTTAAATTTTCAAACACTTCAAAGAATCTATTTGTGTATAAAGACGCTGATGACAATATGAACATAGAAGGCGAACTGGCAGATCTAATACAAAAGTTGAAAATAGAAGTCTACAACAAGCAACTAGAAGAATTATTACTTGAAGAAAAGCTTTTAAGATCACCATACGATATAAATACTGGTAAGCTAGCTCATCAAGAAACTTTAATGTATGAAATAGCCAAGTATAAGATTGACTCTGACGGCGTTGAGCGGTATCTACAAAGCATATTTTTGCCAATAACCGAAAAAGAAAATACTTCTTATTACGATACACAAATAATACCATATAAAAATTATTTTTATAAAATCTTTGCTCACAAGGTTGTTGTTGGGACAGAGTATAAAATGATAAAAGACACCCCTGAAGAAAACAAAGCTGTTACTTTACTTAACTTTGTGCCACCTTATGTTGCATCTGATGAGTCTAAAAAACATTTTAGATTAAGATATCAAGTAGCACCTTACATGCAATTTGTAAGGGTGCCATATTACAACACGAAAGAGGTCAATATTGAGACTGACGAGTTAAATTACACTCGTGTGGAGGATTCGCCACCGTTACCACCACAGGTTAATGCGATACCTTACAGAAATGTTAACGATAAAATATTGTTTTTGTTTGGGCTGTCAACAGGTGAATTGCAACAAATACCAAAACCTATATTTGCAAACGATGAAGAGGTTTTTAAATTAGCCTCTATAACGCAAGATGTAGAGTATGGTAAAAAAATAACCTTTAAGTCTGATGACTCTATCGGTAGTTATGAGGTATACAGGGTTTTAAACGCCCCTGCTTCATACTCGGATTTCCAAACAGATGCCAGTCTTACATCTTATATTTTAGAGCAAGGAAATACCAGCCTACAAGATACAATTATTCCAAATGTAGATTACTATTATACTTTTAGATTTAGAGACATTCATGATAAACTTTCTAATCCTTCTTCAATATATAAAATTAAAATTGTGCAAAACATAGGAGTGGCGCCGTATACAAAAATAGAGGTGTATGATATAGAAGATACGATTAAAAAACAAAATAATGAAAAATTTTCTTCATTTAAGAATTTTGAAAAGTATTTACTAATACAACCAAGCCAATTACAAAACACAGTGCGTTACGACAATCTTGAGATAAATCAAGAAACCGGCACTGGCACCGGCAATTTTATTTCTACAAAGGTTGAACTAGGCGATCCAAGTGGAAATACAGTTTTTGGTAAAAAATATAAATTAAGAATTACATCAAAGCAAACAGGCAAGAAAATAGATATTAATTTTACAGTCAAAACACCAAAAAACATCATAAATGATCTATAATACTATTTAGTTAAAGAGGAGAACACGTATGGCTTTCTTAGACAATTCAGGTGATATAATTTTAGACGCGGTTTTAACCGATACTGGTCGTCTACGTTTGGCGAGAGGTGACGGTTCATTTAAGATTACAAAATTTGCATTTGGTGATGATGAGATTGATTATTCCTCTTATAATGGAAACCACCCATCAGGGTCAGCATATTATGATTTGGAGATATTACAAACACCGGTGTTTGAGGCGTTTACAAACAATACCTCGAATATGAAATCTAAATTGATAAGTTTAACAAACAATAATTTACTTTATTTGCCTGTGCTAAAAATAAATCAACTAGCAGCAGATGGAAAACCTACAGCTACTTCAACTTCGTTTATGCATTCTGGTACATATGTTCTGGTTGTTGATAGTGACACTGCCAATGCATCAGCAGTATCGCTTGGAAATAATGGATTTTTGCAGGGATATAACACTCCACTCACTGCACACCATATTCGAATCGATCAAGGCTTAGATACAAATCAAGTTTCTCCTACGTTGACACTAGATCCAGAACTAAAAGAGACTCAATATTTAATTGAAATAGATTCTAGATTCGCAAAAGTATATGACACTATGGGTAACGGCGCAGTTGCAAACCCATCATTTATTGATGATGATCAAATAGCATCATATTATATAACTCAAAACACTGGTCAGTACATTAAATCGATGAACAATTTGGATAATACAGACGCTGCTGCAGATCAGGAGAGAGATGACAATATTCAAGGTCCACGCGGCAACAGACTCAAAATAGGTCTTCAAGCAGCAACCGATGTTGTTTCATCTGATTTCTTATTTAACACTCTAGGTTCTAGTGTTGCCTCTGGCGGCAGCACATTCTTATTTATTGATACAACAGTTAGAATAACAGGGGTTACAACGGGTTACAGGGTGGATGTACCGCTTAGAATTCTCAAGATACAGGATTAAAAGGAAAAATAAATGGCTACTACATTTAAAACTTTAGTTAATAGCGATATCGCAAACACAAGAACACTTCTTCACGAGGCAATTCCAATTACTGGTACCATTGTTTCTGGTACATATAAAGAGGCTGGTAGTGAAACTAATATTAAAACTTTCGCCCACGGAATGTTTGAAGCTGTGTTTGACTACCCCTATCTAAGCTCCTCTGCAAATCACATTTTTGATATATCTGCGGGCTACTCAGCGAAAAGTCCACTTTCTGCAGCGTCAAATACACAAAATGCTAAGAAGATCAATATCTACAACCAACATGCTCAAGTGCTTTATGGGTATGATGCCACTGGGTCAATTCAAGAGTTTGATTTGGATGGTAATATCGCAGCAGGTGGAGAAAAAATGCGAGAGTGCTTCTTTGTAAACTTTAGTCGATTGCTTACAAAAGACGAAATTAAGAAAAACTCTTTTAGATTAAAGTTGTATGCCACTTCAAGTGATTCAAGAAATTCTAACGTCCGCGATCAATTAAACACAATTGGTGATTATGGCGCAGCTACAGACTACAAAGTCAACTCACCAGCGGGAGAATATGGTTTACTTAAGCTTAATGCAACATCGGAAACTGTTGTTGGACACGTTTATTACCAAGCAGGAATTGCTGTTATAACCGCATCTTACTTTACCGGCGCTTTTGGTGATCCAACTGTTGCTGATGGTCGCGCTCCGACTGGAGCAGAGTTGGCTGGAACTCAAAGACCTGTAGACAACAGATTAACTGGTTCCACTATAAACTCAGTAGCTAATGGCTTCCGTTACGCTTATGATAATCTTGACTTCAACAACACAACAGAGCTTAACTCAACTATTTATTTCTGTCGTGCCAACACGCAAGATTATAACTACAGTGCCAATCCGACTTACTTAACTGCTAGCAAGATTAGAGTAAAAAATGATAATCCAAAAGCCGAACCAGTTTCGTATATTACAACTGTAGGTCTTTATTCTGCTGACAATGAGCTTCTAGCTGTTGCCAAATTGTCAGAGCCTCTTAAGAAGACTCCTTCAAACGAAATAACGTTGAGGGTTAGATTAGACTACTAAAATGTCTTATTATAAGTTTGGTCCAAAAGATGTATTGAAGAATAGGATCAAAACCTATCCAGACAATGTATTTTTTGTTAATAATGCGGAAATCTATTATAACAATAAAAATAAAATAATTGGTGCAAATACCAATAATGTTACTAATGTACCAGTTGGGCATGTTAGTCTATACGAATTAAACGTAGATAGAAATCTCGCAGACCACACATATGACCCAGACACTGATGCCGGAGTAAAAGCAAGGATCTTTCCTTTTATAACAAAAGACTCTTCTTTGAACTCTTTTGCCACAATTAGTGATAATGCCTTTAATCAATTCCTATATGGTGATATAATAACAGGTAGTTATCCACTTTCTTCTTCAATTGTGAGAGAAACGTTTGAGTCGGCAACGAATCCGACAGGTTCTCACTTGTTGGCTTTAAAAAATACTTTAAACTATTACAAGCCAGTAAGTAATCATTATGCGTTTTCTTCATCATTGGGAGACAAGGAATCACAAAATGTTACCTTGATAAGTATACCTAGTATTTTCTATAGTTCAGAGATTCGTAGAAATTCTGTTAAATTAGATTTTTACATATCAGGAACTTTGGTTTCACGTTGTGAGGATATTTATCGTAATGGTGAACTAATACAAACTAGTGGCACTGCTTTTGCTCAAGCAAATGGTGCTGATAAAGTTGCCGGTGTGGTTCTATACAATGAAGGTTTTATCTTATTGACAGGTAGTTGGAATCTAACTGAAGATAACTTTGATTTTGGCATTGGCACGAGACGAGGTAGCTGGAGAGATTTTTGTGCTGGTGCAAATGACGGTCTTGCTCCAGCGGACATAACACCTTCTGCGAGTTTTGCATTAAACTTTCAAGGCACAAATTACATAAATACAATAACTATGAATTGCGATGCCCCACTGGGAGATCTAAATTTCTCTCCAAATCCAACATATGTAAAGTATAACGATGATAAATCTCCAAGTTCTGGCGCAGGCGGCTATTTTCAAAATAATACAGTTGGGGTAAAAAACACCATAAGCTCCTCTTTTCATGACTACAATGAAGAATTTAAACCGCAAACATTTATTAGTAAAGTGGGCATTTACGACGAAAACAAAAATCTTATTGCTATAGCAAACCTATCGAAACCAGTTAAAAAGAAAGAAGATATAGACTACACGTTTAGATTAAAACTAGACATTTAAAGGAAATAACTACAATGATTTTAGGATTAGATATAAGCACCAGTATAACTGGGTTTTGTATCTTAGACGGGGAAGGTGAAATAATCCGCTCTGGCGTTTGGGACACAAGAAATAAAAATAAGTTTGAAACATTTTTTGATAAAATTCAACACGTTAAAGACGGACTACAAGAACTAAAAGCACAATACCCCATCCAGAAGGTATTTATAGAGAAACCTTTTATGTTTTTTGGTTCTGGAGGCTCTACAGCAAAAACTATGGCAGCATTGCAAAAGTTTAATGGCACAGTGTCGTGGATATGTTATGAGACGTTCAAGCATCAACCAACCTACTTTACTGCCCAGCAAGCACGAAAACTTAACGAAATAAAGGTTCAAAAGGGTAAAGATACAAAAAAACAAATCCTACAATGGGTGCTTGACAACTACCCTGACTTTAGTGTAGAATATACACACAAAGGTAATCCTAGACCAAAATACTTTGATATTGCTGATGCAATAGTAGTAGCAAAGGCAGGGCTAAAATGAACTGGACTACCGGTGCAGGTAAATCCATTAACTTTTTCGATATCACACAAAAAATAAAAACTCATAATAAAAACAAAGGACAGGTTATTGTAGGAACAGATTCTCATGTAAAAACGGGAAAATGCACATTTACAACCACTATTGTCCTCGTCGGCGCTCAAAATCAAAAAGGAGGTCTTTACTTTTATAAAATAGAAAAGTATAATGACCCTGATAGATTTTACAACCGCATTCTTAAGGAAGCTGAGAAGTCAATAAATATGGCAATGAAGATAACAGAATTATGCCCAACAACAAATGTAGAAATACATATTGACATTTCACCAGAAGAATGTAATAATAGAACCTCACCTATGGCTAAAATGCTAGTAGGCTACGCAGTTGGATCTGGATTCGCTTGTAAGATCAAGCCTGATTCTTTTGCAGCTTCAGTAGTCGCAGACAAACATTCTAAATGAGAAATAAAAAAACTATTCTAAAAGAAGTCCTTGGATCTGGATATGACTCAAGAGACGAGACACTCCATCATTGCCCCTTTTGTAAACACCACAAAAAGAAACTGTCAGTCAATGTGACCAAAGGTTTTTTTAAATGTTGGGTTTGCGATACAAAAGGCGCGATATCCTATCTCATAAAACGCTTTGGATCAATTGATGACCGTCATGATTGGGCTCTGCTAGATCAAGAGGTCGACTTTTCCACAATGGACTTGATTTTTAATCAGCCAGAAGAAAAGTTGCAACCTGTGGATATCCCACCAGAATATATGTGTCTAGCAAAGAAAGGTTTGCCCCCTGCTGCTGACGAAGCTATATCTTACTTATGGTCCAGAGGTATAGGACAAAAAGATATATTATATCATAAGATAGGATTTTGCTTGACAGGTAAGTATAAAAAGCGTATAATAATACCGTCCTTTGACGATGAGGGTAATTGTAATTATTTTACAGCACGGTCTTATAGCGGTGATTGGCTGTCTTATAAAAATCCACCAGCGTCAAAAAATATTATTTTTAATGATCTTTTGATTGATTGGAACAAACCGATAACTCTTGTAGAGGGTCCGTTTGATTCTATCAAAATGAAAAACTCTATTCCCATTCTTGGTTCAACCTTGAAGGAAACGACAAAGTTATTTAAAAAGATTGTAGAAAAACAAACAAAAGTTTATATTGGCTTGGACGAAGATGCATTAAATAAGTCAATGAAAATTATATCTCTGTTATTAGAATACGGACTAGACGTATACAAGCTAGATACTTCAGAAATAGATGATATCGGTTCCATAACAAAAACAGAGGCAGAAGAGTTGAAATCAGATGCATCGCAAATTAATTTAGAAAGTATTTTTAATATTTATTGGAGCATGAATGAGTTATAAAATCGCCCATATCGCGGATACGCACATAAAAAATCTGAAATATCACACAGAGTATCGTGAGGTTTTCTCTAAACTTTACGAGCACTTACGCGAAGAAAAGGTAGATTATATTATTCATTGTGGAGATATCGCACACTCCAAGACAAACATCTCTCCTGAGTTTGTAAAAATGTGTTCAGAATTCCTAAGTGGGTTAAGTTCTGTCGCACCGACCTATATAATACTTGGAAACCATGACGGCAACTTGAAAAATAGTAGCCGAGAAGATGCTATTACTCCAATAGTTGAAGCTTTGGATCTTCCAAACCTCTTCTTGTTGAAGAATAGCGGAGAGGTAAAAATAAATGAAGAAATATGTCTCAACGTTCTTAGCGTATTTGATAGGGATAATTGGAGAGATCCTACCGACTATAATGTTATTAACATTGGTCTGTATCACGGGTCTATTTCAAATTGCCGCACGGATGTCGGCTGGACAATGCAGCACGGAGAAAACGAGATATCGATCTTTGACGAATTCGACTACGCCTTTTTAGGCGACATCCATAAAACAAATCAAGCACTAGACGACGCAGGAAAAATACGGTATCCAGGTTCTACTGTTCAGCAGAACTTCGGAGAGACGAATGATAAAGGTTTTCTTATTTGGGATATCCAAGACAAAGAAAACTTTACGGTGAAGCATGTCGTAATTCCAAATCCAAAGCCTTTCGTCACTATCAATCTAACTAGAACTGGTCGATTGCCCAAAAATACAGATTGCCCTTTGGGTGCTCGTATTCGTCTTGTTTCAGAAAATAGTCTGCCTGTTAGCACGATGAGACGAGCTATTGACGCAGCCAAACACAGATTTAAACCAGAAAGCATTGGTTATCTAAACCGCTCTGCTGGTCAAAGAGGCAGCGTCGAAGATCTGGCAACTGACGATGTAGAAGACAATCTACGTGACGTCACAGTTCAAGAAAAACTTATCAAAGAGTATTTAAAAGACTTTGAGGCGACAGACGAGCAGTTAGAAGCGGTATATGAACTAAATCGCAAATGTAATACCGCCTTAGCGGAAAAAGAAGACGTTCAGCGCAATATAAACTGGAACTTGCGCTCTATGCAGTGGAATAACTTATTTAACTATGGCGAGGACAACTCTATAAACTTTGATAAGTTAAACGGTATCATCGGCATTTTTGGTAAAAACTTTTCTGGTAAGTCCTCAGTTGTCGATAGTATGCTCTACACTATCTTCAACTCAACAAGCAAGAACGAACGTAAAAACCTCAACATTATCAATCAAAACAAAGAAGAAGCTCTTGGTTCAGTTACAATCGATGTTGGACCTAAAAGTTATACAATCGAACGCAAAAGCGAAAAGTATATCAAAAAACTTAGAGGCGACGAAACAGTAGAAGCCAAAACAGATATTTTATTTAAGGTAAAAGATATTGTAACGGAAGAAGAAACCATTCTCAACGGCACGACTAGAAATGAAACTGACGCTATTATCAGAAATCATTTTGGCAACGTCGATGATTTCCTAATGACTTCTATGTCTTCGCAGATTGACTCTCTTCGTTTTATCAACGATGGTTCTACAAAAAGGAAAGAAGCACTCGCAAAGTTTCTAGACCTCCAGTTCTTTGAGAAAAAGTATAAGTTGATCAAAGACGAGGCAACAGATCTTCGCGGCGCACTCCGTAAAGCAGAAGATATTGACTATGATAGCGAAATCTATGAAATAGAAAAACAAATGATGTTTTCTGAAAACAACATACAGGAGCAAAACCAAACCTGTGAGAAACTAAACGGCGAGTTAATGTCTCTACAAATGGACAAAAAAGATCTTGAAACAAAGATAAGTTCTATTCCGGCAGAAGTCATTAACATTGACGAAGTTCTACAGAAAAAAACTAAACAAGAACAGAATATCCAGACTTACAACACCAGTGTTAGTCAGTGTGATATAATACTTGCTGAAAAGAAAGAACTTTTAGACAAGATTGGGAAGTTTGAGGAATCTTTTGATATAGTCTCCGTGAAAAATCAAAAAGACGAAATAGACGAAAAACTTCTCAAAATAAGCAATCTTCTAATGGAGCTAGAAAACGCAGAGAATCTTAAAAAACTAAACGAGAAAAAAGTAAAGCTTCTTGGCGATGTTCCTTGTGGAGATAAGTTCAAGTCTTGTAAGTTTATCAAAGACGCTCACGCTTCGAAAGAAACCCTAGTAGATCTCGTGGGACAAGTTCAATCGATAAACGAGCAAAAGCATAAAGCAGAAAGTCTACTGAATAAGACTGACGAAGAAAAAATAAACTCACATCTAGAAAAATACAAAAAACTAATGGAGAAGCGAAGAGAAGCTGAAAAAGTTGTTCTTAAAACCGATCTTGAAAAGGGTAAGTGGGAGAACTCCATACTTACAGCACAGAACGAAGTTCAGAAGCTCAACCTTTTGATTAATGACTATAATAAAAACAAAGACCTTATAGAAAATAAAGAATTGTTTACTTTGGAGTTGGCAAAAGTAGCGAAAGCTTTATTAACAAAACAAAAGGATATAAAATGCTGCCAAGACGAGTTGCTAAAACTCCACAGAGAGAATGGCTCACTAGCTCAAAAGGTTAAGACACTACAAGAAAAGAAAGAATGGCTACATAATCTACAAAACGAGATGACAGCCTTTGACCTTCTAATGAAGTGTATGCACCCTAACGGCATTGCTTATGACATTATCAAAAAGAAGCTGCCTATTATCAATGATGAAATGTCTCGCATCTTAGCCAACGTTGTAGACTTTGAGATTTTCTTTGAGGCAGAAGAAAAAAGACTTAATATATTTATTAAGCATCCAAAATATGATCGTCGCCCTATTGAAATGGGCTCAGGCGCAGAGAAGACGCTAGCAGCAATGGCTATTCGTCTTGCCCTTCTATCTGTATCATCTCTTCCAAAGTCTAACGTCTTTATTCTTGATGAGCCGGGGACTGCGTTAGATGCCGAGAATATGGATGGTTTTATTTCAATTTTAGAACTAATTAAGACATACTTTAAAACGGTCATTTTGATTTCTCACCTTGACCATCTTAAAGATTGTGTGGACCAACAAATCACGATTGATAAAAAAGAGGGGTTCGCACACATTATGATTTGAGGTTCTAAATGACTACAATATTTGTTTCAGATACTAGTGGTAATGATAGCTTTGATGGTGCCGAAGCCCGACCTGTAAAAAGTCTACGAGCGGGAATAGCTCGCTTGGATCCTTCAGACGGGGGCACAATACGAATATTAGACTCTAATACTTACAATCCAGGCGAAACGCTTTCAGGACTTAGCAACACCCAAAGTAGATGTTTCGCATCTAGAAGCATTAACTTCGTTGCAGCCGAAGGACAAACCCCCGCATTTACAGGTGCAGGCGCCCGAGCCTCTAGCACAGGACCAGCTTTTAATGGGGCAAACGCACCAGCCAGTACAGTAATCGCTTTTCAAGGCATTACTTTTCGTGACTTTAATGGAAGTGGCAATGATATATGCACAACCAACACCGTCAGCAATGGCAATCCGACAATACAATTTACCGATTGTACATTTCAACAAATGACAAATGTTAACATTTTCAATGATCCGGGACGAGCCACGGCTGATATACCTAATCTATTGAATCGCTGTGAAGTTAAGGCTACATGTGCAGACACGATAATTGTTAATAACGGTGGTGACGACCAACACGTATTATTTAAAAATTCTATTTTTCATAACACTGCATCAACAACATCTAATAACTATATTGACGACAGCAGCGGAAACGATCATAACTTTATAGTAAGAAATTGTACGATATTGGTGGATCGCGGGAACAGCGGCACCACAATCATTCGCGCCGGCGTAGTTGAAAATACAATTATCAAAAATATAAACGGTGGTAGTGTAAACGTTGCCTTAACAGGAATAGATGCAGACCTTTCGTATTCAAATAATTGTGTCGCTGGTACCTTTGGTACGGATAATGGACCAATAAAAGACAACACCGGTGCGGGAGCAACAGATGGAAGGGGCGAGGTCATAGCTGATCCGCAATTTGTTAATGAATCAAGTTTTCCCGAGGGGCTTCAACTTCAAGAGGGATCTCCTTGTATTGACACAGGTAAAACAATCGCTTCTGTTACAGTCGACTTTAATGGAACAAGCAGACCGCAGGGTGCTGCATACGACATGGGTGCTTTTGAATTTATACCAATTCCCTATTGGCAAGATGATGACAATGGGGAAGATTTTTCTAGAAAATTTGGTGGGAGTTTTACAATACACTCCACCGCAAATAAATTATTCACTAGGGCTTTTCCGAGATCAGAGTCAAATAGACAAGCACCTTACTATGTAACAATCCCCGGACCAGCAAATATAAGAGGAAAAACTCCAGATGGAAAACCATATAAAGCAGAAACATAGGAGATAAAAGATGACAGAGATTCAAGAGCAAGCAAAACAAGTAAAACCTTTTTTAGATAAAACAATAGGAAGATTGCTTTCAAGAAAGCTTATGGTCTGGATGACTGCTACTTATTTTATGTTAGTAGGTGGTGCTCTAACCAGTGAAGACTGGGTAGCCGTTTCACTTGCTTATATTGGTATCCAAGGCATCGCGGATATAGCTGCAACATGGAAGCATGGAAAGTAATGTTAACTTTATTGACTTTAAAATCAACTTTAAAGAAAACTTGGGCTTGGTTAAAGCACAACTGGTATGTTCCAGCCGTTATTATTTACACCCTGGTTTTATGGTTTTTGTTTAGAAATAAGACAAAAGCATTAGACGTATTAGAGATTCGTTCTAAAAGTTATGAAGATCAGATAAAAGCGATAGAAGACACACATAGAAAAGAAATTGAGACAAGAGACAACATTTTAAAAAAGTATGACACTATCTTATTACAGCTAGAGAAAGACTATAAAGATAAAAACATGGCAATAAGCAAAAAGAAAAAACAGGAAATAAAAAAGATAGTGAAAGAGTATAACGACAGACCTGATGATTTAGCAAAAGTTTTAGCAGAAAGATATGGGCTAAACTATGTTGAGTAAAATAACAGCACTAGTTTTATGCTTTTCATTGGCATATACCCCAGTTTGTTTAGCGGAAGATCCCCTTCCAAAAGGTAAAATAACTGGACTGTCAAAAGGCGAACACGCACCTTACACTGGTGTGCTGTTGGATAATATTGCCGCAGCAAGAGTTTTTTCAGATAAAAAATACCTTGAAGAACAATTTGATTTAAAACTTCAATATGAGTTGGGTAAACAAAAGGCAAGACTAGATCTCACCATACAATCTCAAAAAGCTAGTCTAGACGCTTTACAAGAAAAGCACACCACATTAATAGATATCAAAGATGAAGAAATAAAAAGATTATCAGACATAGCGACTGGTAAAGAAGATTACTCTACTTGGTGGGCAGTGGGTGGTGTAGTGGTCGGCATAGGTTTAACCTTAGCCGTTGTTTTTGCGGTGGACGCAGGAGTGAATAAGTAGTGGGTAGAGGTAGAAGAAAGTGGTCCAGAAGAAGATTGCTTAAAATAGTAAAAGATGACTCTGCAACAACAGTTTTAGCTAAACCCGCTGGCTCAGACAATCAATTACAATTCAACAACAATGGAGAACTCGGAGCAGTTTCCGTGCTAACTTTTGACGACACTGATATAAAATTAGCAGATAATTCTAAATTACGCTTTGGAAATAGCTCAAATGCGTCTATTGAATATGATGGCAATGATGGCTTAACGCTATCAGGCAGCACGGTTCAAATTAGTGGAACACTGGAAGGCGCCTCACCTCTTCAAATAGCTGGTGGTATTGAAATCGTGCCGTCTCAAAATGGTGGCGGTGCAACCAACATGAAGTTTGGAGATGATATCAAACTTTTCTTTGGCGACGATAATGATTCTTTCGTAAGATTTAAAGACGCAACCGATAATTTTTTAGAGCTATCAGGATCTGCTCATGGTATTGTTCTATCTGGATCTAACGTGTATGTAGATCAAAAAATAGGCGTAGGAATACCAATTGGTGGCGTAACACACGGCATAACACTACCAGATGTAGCAGATAACAGTGGAAAAATTAAAGCAAACGCCTATATGACCTATTCTTCGCAGCGTTTCAAAAAAGACGTAGAAGTTATTGATAATCCTATAAAAACTATACAAAACCTTCGCGGTGTCACGTTTACGTGGAAAAAAAATGATCAAAAAGATTACGGGTTTATTGCTGAAGAGGTTGGAAAAGAACTACCTATTATTGTAGAGTGGGACAACGAAAATGATAAAAATTCTCCTCAAGCCATGAGCATGGACTACACTCGTATTATACCTATCCTCCTTGAAGGAATTAAATCTCAACAAAATCAAATAGATAATTTAAAAGACGAAATAAAGTGTCTTAAACAAGGGACAGAAGCGACTTAGACCTCTACTTATCTAGACCGGGTGTGATTTCGTACCACCCGGTATCGGGTGTGATTAAGCCCCACCCGAGATTTAGACTTATAAGGAGGATTTTAAAATATGTCTAGTCCCGCTACAGTAAGTGAATATGGAAAGTATATTGACTTACAACGCTACACCGCCACCGCACCAGCGGCGAGCGGTTCAATTTATCTCTCAGGCGCCGCAGGCTCTGAGTTAGTCCGTACAAATGTTGGTCTATCTGCAGCAGGTTCCGTTACTGCTGTTGGTTCGTTCATCATCGGTTCTGCCGATATGTCCGAGGCTGACCTCGAAAAACTTGACGGTATCACCAACGGTACCGTTGCTGCTGACAAAGCAGTTGTTGTTGACTCAAATAAGGATGCTTCCGGCTTCCGCAACGTCACAGCAGAAGGTTCGTTTATCATCGGCTCCGCTGATCTCAATGAGACAGATATGGAAAAACTAGATGGTATCACCAACGGTACCGTTGCTGCCAGCAAAGCAGTCGTTGTTGACGCTAACAAAGACGCTTCTGGTTTCCGTCACGTAACTGCTACTGGTGCAGTCACTGCCGGCACTTCGTTTATTATTGGTTCTGCTGATCTTAACGAGACTGACCTTGAGAAGCTTGACGGCATTACCGATGGTACTGCTGCTGCTAACAAGGCACTTGTTCTTGATTCAAACAAGGACGCAAGCGGTCTTCGCAACCTCACCATGACTGGTGATATGACCGCTGGAACCGTCACAATGACTGGTTTCACAGTTGATGCAGATGGCGACACTGCACTTAAGTCATTAGCAGTTGACGATGGTTCAACCATTGGTTGTGACTCTGATACTGACCTAATGTCACTCGCTGACGGTGCTCTTACCGTTAACGGTACTCTTTCTGCTGACACAAGCTTCACGCTTGATTCAACAACTCTTGATGCTACAGAACTTGGCTACCTCGACGGTGTTACCGCTGGTACCGCTGCTGCTAGCAAGGCTCTCGTTCTTGATGCTAACAAAGCTGTTGGTACTATTACGTCGCTGACTGCTACTTACGCTCAAATTGACGTTCTTGACGTTAACACAATTAATAGTGTAACTGCAACAGCTACTGACCTTGAGGTTTCTGATAGAAGAATTATTGCTGCCCTTTCCGCTTCTTCGGCTCTTGCTGATGGTGGTGGTCTTAGAATCGGTGGTGGTGCTAGCACCGCTGGTCACGCTGCTGTTCTTTATGATCACGCTAATAGCGCTCTTGACTTTAACATTGGTGGCACAACTGAGGTTCGCCTCCAAGACGGTGTTCTACGTCCAGAGACAGACAATGATGTTGACTTAGGTGCTTCTGGTGCTGAGTTCAAGGATCTTTACCTTGACGGTGTTGCTTACGTTGACGAGCTTCGCGCTGATCAACTTGGTGCTGCTCTTGACGCAAATAACCAAGCAATCACTAACATCAATGTAGACAGTGGTGCAATCGATGGTACTGTTATCGGTGCTAACTCTGCTGCTGCAGGTACTTTCGCTGCTCTCGTTGGTACTTCACTAAGCGTTTCCGATGGTAATATCACAAACGTCGGTGACATTGCTCTTGACAGCATTTCTGCTGATGGTGCCGATATCGATCTTAACCTTCCAGATAACCAAGCCGCTGCGCTTGATATCACCCAGGGTGGAACTTCTTACATGAAGTTTGTTACCACAGACGGTCAAGAATACATCCAGGTTGGCAAGCAAGCATCCTTTGCGATGGGCGCTTCAATCGAAGATGATCAGGTTCTTAACCTTGGTAGCAATGGTAACGAGAGTCACCTTAAGTACATTTCGGCTGATAACATCTTAGAGATGTCTGGTACGGCAAACGGTCTACGCTTCAGTGGCTCTGCAGATTTCGGTCAATACGGCATTCAAGCTGGTACAGTTGCTTTCGGCGCTGCTACTGTTACTTCACTAAGTGTTCGCGATGGTAACATCACTAACGTTGGTAACATTGCGCTTGATAGCATTTCTGCTGATGGCACAGACATTGATCTTAGCTTAACTGACAACCGCTCTGCTGCTCTAGAGATCAAAGAAGGTTCGGATAACTACATGGTATTCGATACTACAAATGGTCAAGAGGGTATCTTCTTACACAAAGAGGCAGAGTTCTACGAGGGTCTTCTTGTGCAAGATGACAAGAAAGTAACTTTTGGTGATGACGATGATGGTAGCATCCAGTTCGTATCCGCTGCTAACGTGGTTAGATTCGACGGTGGTTCTGCTGGTCTTCACTTCAACGACACAAGTGCTTTCGGTGCTGATGGTTCTGGTAAAGACGTAACATTCCACGGTGGCGCTGCCAGCGAGAAGATGGAGTACGTTGCTGCTGATCACCGTCTCAAGTTTACTGATGCTTCAAGCGTAACTTGGCTACAGCTTGGTGGTGATGCAACTAGTGAGTACGCTGTTGACGTTGCTGATGGCTCTAATGCTCAGAACAAGATTCGTGCTGCAGCTTTCGTAACTTACTCTGATGAAAGACTTAAGACTGACGTTACCGCTATCGATAACGGTCTTGAGACTGTTAACAACCTTAAGGCTGTTAACTTCACTTGGAAGAAGGACGGTTCCAGAGACTTCGGTTTCATGGCGCAAGAGCTTAAGCAAGTTGTGCCACAAGCTGTTCACGGTACAGATGAGGGTCTCTACGGTGTCGATTACGGTCGTCTATCCGCTATCCTTGTTTCTGCTATCCAAGAGCAGTCCGCACAGATCGCTTCACTTAAGAAGCAATTAGAGAACAAGTAATCTTTTACTTTTAGTATAGGTTCTCTTGGGGAAGACTTTCGGGTCTTCCCCTTTTTTATTAAAAACTACTTATTATAGTGTTACAATAATGTTTATTTCTATAAGGTTATAAATGAAAAAAGATTTAAATCAAATTGCAAAAATAGAAAAAGCAATGTCCAAGAAATTTGGAGAAGAATCCATTACTAATCCAAAATCCGGCTGGGATGATGAAAAAGAAAAACAATATTTAGAGGATTTAAAACATTTTTATTCAGAAGAATCTAAAGAAGCTGAAGACAAAATAAATGAAGACGGCTTTTTCATCACTAGAAACCTAATTAATAAAGAAATAAAAAGAGTTTGCCCGGTTTGTGACACTTACTCTTTCTCTGGTAGAGATGATCTATATATGAACAAATTTGAATGTTGTTATAAATGTTATATTCAATGGGTCGAAGGCAGAGAGGAAAAATGGTTAGAAGGCTGGCGACCCGACAAGGAGCAAAATTAATGGCTACAGTATATGATATTGTTAAAGGAATCAATCAAGCGGCAGCAAATGCTTATGATGGATCACATGATTCGAGGTTTCGAACAGATGGCAAAGATGATCCAATTGGTCTTAAACGTGAAAAAGGTTGCGCTTTGAATGATTCAAGGGTTATGGACGGGTTTAAAGTTCGAATGAGCGGTCCAAAGCTTATTGTTTCTTATCAGTCAGAGATGCCGTTAGCCTCTTTTCACAACACAAAGCTTGATGAAGAATTGGAGCAAACTTTTGCCGATATTACAAAGTTTTTAAAGAGAGAATATAAGAATCTCTCTGGAGATACATTGGCTCTCACAGAAGAAGGTCCTGCATCTATGATTCTGCAGAACATTTCGAAAATAAGAACTTTTATTCAAGCCTCTAAGGTATATACCATAGGCAATATGAAAGATATTATTCCTGTTGGCGAACCATCAGAAGATCGTCTAGAGGATAAGTTTAAAAAGTTTCTTGAGCAATCAACCGACAAGAACCCCGAAAACGTAACCAGACCAAATGATTAATGGCTTACAAACTTACAAAAGAAAAGATAGTAAAAGAAGTTGTCAAATCGGGCAAGAAACCCGTTTACTTTATCAACACATATTGTAAGATACCGCACCCAGGAAAAGGTCTTATTCCATTCAAAACTTATGATTTTCAGGCAGATCTAGTAGATGAACTAGCACTCCACAGGTTTATCGTTGTTCTGAAAGCCCGACAGCTAGGTATATCTACCATCACTGCTGCTTACGTTGCCTGGTTGGTTCTTTTTCATAGAGACAAGAACGTTCTTATTGTTGCAACAAAACTAGCGACAGCAGCAAACTTAGTAAAAAAAGTAAAAACTATTTTAAAGAATCTACCTCCTTGGCTGAAGATAGCAGACTTCAACGTCGATAACAAAAATAGCATCGAGCTTACAAATGGCAGTCAAGTCAAGGCATCATCCACGTCAGGTGATGCTGGTCGTTCAGAAGCTTTGTCTCTTCTTGTTATTGATGAGGCTGCACACATCGATGGACTTGATGAATTGTGGACTGGTCTTTATCCTACCATTTCTACTGGTGGTCGTTGTATTGCTATCTCAACTCCAAATGGCGTAGGAGATTGGTTTCACGAAACATTTGTTGGCGCAGAAAGCGGAGAAAATGAATTTCTTCCGGTTAACCTACCGTGGGCTGTGCATCCTGATAGAGATGACGAGTGGTTTAAAACAGAAACCAAAAACATGTCTCGACGCCAGATTGCGCAAGAATATGAATGTAACTTTAATACGTCTGGCGATACTGTTATACATGGAGACGATATCCTAAGAATAAAAGAGGGAATATCAGAACCAAAATATAAAGTTGGTTTTGATAGAAACACTTGGATATGGGAAGAGGCACAAGATGACGACAACTATTTATTAGTGGCAGATGTCGCCCGCGGCGATGGCGCTGACTCAAGCACATTTCATGTATTTAAATTACAAACAATGGAGATAGTAGCGGAATATAAAGGCAAGCCAACCTCAGACCTTTTTTCTGAAATACTTTACACAACTGGTGTAGAATATAAGGAGGCAATGTTGGTCGTTGAAAACAACAACGTAGGCTTCAGTGTTCTAGAAAAGCTTTTGGAAAAGGGATATAAAAATGTTTACCATAGTAAAAAAGGCTCTCATCAGTATGTGGAACAACACGCTGCTTTGGGGGATTCATCTGTTGTCCCTGGTTTCACTACGTCTCTCAAAACAAGACCTTTAATCATTGCGAAGTTCGAAGAGTTCATAAGAAACAAAGTTTTGACTATTTATTCTAAACGTTTGGCAAATGAGTTAGATACGTTCATTTGGAAAAATGGAAGACCGGAAGCCCAGCGCGGATATAACGATGATTTGGTTATGGCTGCAGCTATTGGTTGTTGGGTTAGAGATACAGCTATTATAGAAAATCAACGAGATGTTGAATATAAAAAAGCTTTCTTAAATAGCATATCAACTACCAGAACAAATTTGGACACAAGAGCCCCTGGTCAATATAAAGACTCTTTAAGAGAAAGATTTGATGAAGAGCAAAAAATAAGAAAAGATTTTTCTTGGATATTTAAGGGATAAAAAATGGCAGAAAATAAAAATACCAAAAATAATGAATCACCTCTCTTCAAGAGGCTTACTCGTTTATTTTCTGGTCCAATTATCAACTATAGAACACAAAACACAAGACAGCTTCGTAGAAGAAGATTGGATAAATACGCCCAGACTTTTAAAGATGTTGCTGGTCAAAAATTTGAGCGCACCGGCTACAATCCTCTAGATAATTTTTCAAATTATAACATGAGCACTCAAAGTCGTTTAGCTCGTTATGCAGATTTTGATCAAATGGAGTATACACCAGAGTTGGCTTCCGCTCTCGATATTTTCGCAGATGAAATGACCACATTCAATGTTTATAATAGGATGTTAAAAATCCAATGTCAAGACGAAGAGATAAAGCAGATTTTAGAGACGCTTTACTACAAAGTATTAAATCTTGAATTTAATCTTTTTGGTTGGGCACGAACAATGTGTAAGTATGGTGATTTCTATCTTTATATGGACATTGATTCGCATCTTGGAGTTAAGAATGTCATTGGTCTTCCTTCTCGTGAAATAGAAAGGCTTGAGGGCGAGGATAAACAAAATCCAAACTACGTGCAATATCAATGGAATAGTGCTGGTGTAACCTTCGAAAACTGGCAGGTGGCGCACTTCCGTATCTTAGGAAATGATAAATTCGCTCCTTATGGAACATCAGTTCTTGATCCTGCTCGTAGAATATGGCGCCAGTTAACTCTTCTTGAGGACGCAATGATGGCTTACCGCATCGTTCGCTCACCAGAGAGAAAGGTTTTTAAAGTTGATGTTGGAAACATTCCAGCACAAGACGTAGAAAACTTTATGCAGAGGTTTATTACCTCCATGAAGAGAAATCAAGTTGTCGACCCAGAGACAGGCAGAGTTGACCTTCGTTACAATCCCATGTCTGTTGAGGAAGATTATTTTATTCCTGTCCGTGGTGGAGTTAGCACAACAATTGAGTCACTTCCTGGTGGTTCTTTTACAGGCGATATTGATGATGTAAAATATTTACGAGATAAAATGTTCTCTGCTCTTAAGATCCCACAATCTTATCTTATTAGGGGTGAAGGTGGCGAAGAGGAAAAAGGCGCATTAGCACAGAAAGATATCCGCTTTGCAAGAACAGTTCAAAGAATGCAACGTTCGCTTATATCTGAATTAGAAAAAATAGCAACAATCCATCTTTACGTTCTTGGCTACCGAGGTGATGATTTAATTAACTTTAAGTTGAAACTTAATAATCCTTCAAAGATTTCTGAGCTACAGGAGCTTGAAACCTGGAACACTAAGTTTAGTGTTGCAGCGCAGGCAACTGAAGGATTTTTCTCAAAACGTTGGATCGCTGAAAATATTTTTGACGTCTCGGAAGACGAGTTTTTAAGAAATCAACGAGAAATATTCTACGACAGACAGGTTTCAACCGCATTAGAAAAGGTTGCCGAGGAAACTGCTGCAGACCCAACTGGTGGTGGACTAGGTGAACTCGGAGGTGGTGACTTAGGTGGTGATGAGTTAGGTGATTTAGGAGATGAAGAAGGTCTCGGTGGTGAAGATTTAGGCGGTGAAGAGCCGGCTCTCGAACCCCCAGCAGAAGAAACTGCTTTACTCGCAGAGCCATCGGCAGGCGATGAAGAACCCCTTGGTAAACGTGACGACAAATCGAAAGGAAAAATTTATACACCAGTTGATGTAGACAAACGCCCCGATGGTGCTCGAAAGCGCCACTTTCGTGCTAAACACTCTCATGAAATATCGCGAGCACCTAAAAGACAAGTAACAATGAATTTGTCATCAGATGCAAAAGCGATGCTTGGTCTTGATTCTTTCAAGTCTATGAGCAGAGGCATTTTTGAGAACAAGGCAACTAATTATGAAGAGGAAGAAAAACAAATCTTCGAAGTTAGAGACGAATTAAAAGAGATATTTAAAGATTTGGAGCAAAACTAAATGGCAAGGCACAATAAAAAAAGAAACACTGCTTTTATTTATGAAGCACTCGTTAGAGAGATTGTAAAGCAATCAGTAGCAAAGAACAACGAGAAAAGAAATGCTGCCATTCAGATAATGAAAGAAGCATTTGCGCTAAGAACGGAACTTCGTAAAGAGTTAGATTTATATAAAACTCTAATGGAAAACAATAGCTTACAAGAAAAAATTGCTGAAAAGATTCTCGTGGAAGCTAAAACACAGCACTCTATGGTGAATCAAGATCGGCTTTTCAAAGAGCAGAGTGTTGCTATATCAAAAATCAATAAGCAATTGTCAAAAGATGTTTTTAATAACTTTGTTCCAAACTATAAGTATCTCGCCACCCTTTCACAAATATTTGGAAGCACAAGTGGACCAAAAACAAAAGTGCTCTTAGAGGCGCAAGTTGTTCAGCGTCTAACTTCCACACCAGTAAAAGAAACACAAACCCCACAAGTGTCTTCGCTGGTTGTTAAGACCTTTACTAAAAGATTTAATGATTCTTACTCTACACTACTAGAGAGCCAAAAGCAACTACTTTCTAACTACATTTCTTCTTTTGCCGATAACGGCTTGGAATTTAACTTTTATTTAAGTGAAGAGGTGGGAAGACTAAAGCAGGTTGTGACGGAGGCTCAAACCCTAGAAGAAACACAAGATGACGAAACAATAAAAGAAAACCTCTCAAAAGTTTACAGCATTTTAGAAAATGTCAACAAAGAGCCTATTAATAAAAACACACTTTACAAGGTTTTGCAAATACAACAACTTGAAAAAGAGATTGTATCGTAATGAAGATTTCAATAGACAATACGCCAAACCCAGTGCGAGTAAAAATTGATAAGCCGGATGCCGTCGTCAAATTAAAAGCAAGAAAAACAATGGCTGGTGATGTTATGATATTCGATCATCCAGATATTGATATATTGGTATCACCCTCCAAAAATAAAATTTTTGCACTTTCTAAAGATCGCTATGGTGATCACGTCTATGCGACACAATCTAGAATGTTTGAATACCTCTCAAAACATGGAGTTGTAGATCCAGGCAAAGTTAGAGGCGGTAATGTTTTTGGATCTCTGGAAGGCACAATACTAATACCAGAGGAAAAACAAAAAGATGTCAGCCCTATTGATGTTGCTGTTTATTCAATTGCAAGATTCTTACACAAAGAGGCTCCTGGTGTTAAGGCTTATAGAGAGTATGAAAATAATTTTGATAAGGTTTTAACAGATCCACCCGACGACGAAACAACCCGACTAGGAAAAATCCCCCACGAACCAAGACAAGGCACTAATAATACCTACCCAGGCTCAACCGCTGCCTATGGTCTTGTCGGTTACTACTACGAGGAATAAATGAATTTATTGCATTTTGTTTTATGTGCTTACGGTCTAACGATGATCGTCGTCTATGGTTCTATATTCGAAAGATTTAGACAACTAATGGACAAAGCAGGATTTTATGGAAAACTCTATAGGTGCCCTCTGTGCTTTGGTTTTTGGGCTGGAGTTTTTTTATGGAGCATAAACCCTTTTACAGAACTATTTACATTTGACTATAGTTTAATAAATGCTTTTCTTTTGGGATGTTTGTCCTCTGGAACAAGTTATTTATTAGCAATGCTTGTTAATGACTTTGGTTTAAAAGTAAACCAAAAGGAGTAAAAATGCGTAACGAATGGACTTCAAAGTGGAAATTACAACCTGTCCGTCGCTGCTGCAGCGGATCGATAGGCGAGCGGGTAACGCCCGCTACAAGGATTAATAATGGCTAAACAACTTTTACGAGAATTTTTTGAACTTAAATGTGACGACAGAGGTTGTCGCGACCTTCTAAACGAAGGCGAAAAGAAAATGCTAAATGAAGGATTCCTTGTCTTTCCTGCTAAATTACAACAATGTAATGTTAGAAATGGCAACGGCAGAACCTACCCTCGTGACGTTTTAGAAAGAGAAGTTGAAAATTATCAAAAGTTGATTAGAGATAATCGTGCTATTGGTGAATGCGATCACCCAGACGATTCAGTTATAAATCTTAAAAACGCTTCTCATATGATTACAAGAATGTATTGGGATGGTGATAGTGTATTGGGAACCATTAAAGTTCTTAAGACGCCCTCTGGTGAGATACTTAGAGGTCTTTACGAAAGTGGTGTGCTTTTTGGTTTCTCATCAAGAGCCATGGGATCACTAAAAGAAAGTCGCGATGGACAAGGAAACTCCATTCAAGTTGTGCAAGACGACTTACAACTTATTTGTTTTGATGCTGTTTCAGAACCTTCATCCCCTGGTGCTTATGTTTTAGAACCGCACAAAGGTGATGTAAAACTTCGGATGTCTGAAAACAAGTCAAAAGAATTTTTTACAAAAGGCGATAGAATCAATCGCACATTAAACGAAATACTAAGGGGGCAGAATAAATGAAGGTTACAAAGGGACAACTCAGGCAAATCATAAAAGAACAGATAATTGACTCTTTAAACAGCAAAGAACAATTCGCAAGTGTTGAGCAGATGCTTTGGGAATCACGCCGGAAACAAACTTTAAATGAAAAGTGGCTACAAAAACTTCTTGGAACTTGGAGTCCTACTGACAAAGACATTGAAGACATGGAGATAGCCGATAAGATTGAAGATGCAGCAGGCGCCGCGGCAGTCACCCTTAGAGATCAAGGAACTTATACAAAAAAACAAGCAGAGGATACGGTTAAGCGTTTCTTAGATGGAGATCCTGAATTAAGCAGAGTAGATCACAAAGATTTATCAAGAATATTCTTTGATTTAGGTAAAGATGCAGCAAGTCAAATAGCTAGTGCCGAAGCGGCAGAAGATGCGAAAGGTGATCCTCCAACTAAGTCCACTGAAGGAGATGCTGCAGCAGCCCCAGAAGAAGCAAAGCCAGCATCTGTTACAAAAACAGCCAAGGACATTAGAGACTTAATTGTTGATCCCACACAAAGAAGAATGCTTTTAAGAGGATTATTATCGCTTTTAACAAATGACTCTGTAGAGAGAGCGATCGCTATAATAAAACCAGTGCAAGCAAAAACCGCTGTTTTGAATTTTTTAAAGCAAATTGTGGACATGGAACCTAAAGCTTATAAGAAATTTAGAGCAGGAATGCAAAAGAAGATCTATAGCGATATGATAGCATCAGATTCTTATACCGCTGGAAGGACATCGAAAAGAGACTATAATCTTCGTCGTGCCCGTACAGAAAAAGGTATGGCTGCTGGCAAAGCAGCATCAGCCGAACTTGGTAAGTTAGGTCTGTCTGAGGGTGTCGATAAACAAATTACAGAGGCGATTGCTGTTTTAGAGGCATTTGATCTTTACTTTGAAAAAATCCACTCAAACAAGAGGTAAAATGAAAAAATCACAACTAAAAAAAGTTATTAAACCTATCGTAGAGGAATGTATTACAGAAGTTCTCTTAGAGAAAGGCTTGCTATCTAATATCATTTCAGAGGTTGTAAAGGGCATTCAGCCCCAACAGCAGTCCTTTGTACAACAAAGACCTGTAATGCAAGAGAATAACAAACTCATGCAACAACAGCGTCAAGAGTTACAAGAACAAAAGTATGAAATGATGAAAGAACAAAAAAGAAAACTACTAGACGCTGCCGGTTTTGGTGTAGATGTTTTTAGCGGGACACAACCAATAGAAGAGGCAGCAGATCCTTCCAATGGTCAAGCAGGCGCATTGAGCGGTGTTTCACCAAGTGATGCTGGTGTGGATATCGCAGGTATAATGGCAGTTGCTAATCGCGACTGGTCAAAAATGATTTAGAGGTTATCATGGGAAAGAAAAGACCAATTCACGTCGAGGTAAAGCCGAGACATAGAGATGAACCAGTAGAAAAACTGATTAGACGTTTTACTAAAAAAGTTAAAAACGAACGAGTCATTGAAAAAGTTTTATCTAAAAAACGTTATGAAAAACCGTCAATTAAAAGACGTAGAGAAAAACTTAGAAAGAAAAGACTTATTCAAAAACTTAACCGCGAGCGCCAACTACGCGAAGAACAAAGACAAAAATAGGTTTTTAGTATTTTCATAACTAATTAATGTTAGTTATAAAAGGAGATTTGTATGTCCTCAATGTTAGAACAAGCTATTATTGATGCCGAGCAGCTAAAAGAAACTGCTCAAAGAACCGCCGAAGAAGCTGTTGTTGAAAAATATCAGACTGAGATTAAAGAGGCTGTTAATGCTATTTTAGAGCAGGAAGACACTTTAGAAGAAGATGAAGATGTTGCTTTAGAAGTGACCGGTGACGGTGATGTTTCTTTGGTACAGGATCTTCCGTCCGCGCAACTAGCAGAGGATGATGACATTGTGGAAATTAATCTTGACAAACTCGAAGAGATGATGGCAGAAGAAATGGAAGAGGGCACGTTAGACCCAGCCGACATGCTTGAGCGTGAAGAGGTTGCTGAAGAAATTGAGGCACTTACCGAGGAAGAAGATCTCGATGAAGAGATTGAGCTTGATGAGGATATCAACGACCTTCTAGAAGAAGAAGATCTTGACGAAGAAATCGAAATCGATGAAGCCAACTTAGCCGACCTTATCGCTGAACTTCTTTCCGAGGAAGAGCCCGAGCTTGGTCCTGATCTTGATGAGGGAATGACGAGCGACCACCCCGACTACCGAAGCGCAATGGATGCTGCTAGCGCAGGGCGCGATGATTATTTCTCAAGAAAAAAACCAAAAAAGAAAGAAGAAAAAAAGGACGAGAAGAAAAAAGAACTTGAGGAAGCAGAGGGTAAAAAGCCGGAAACTGAAGAAGACAAAGAATATGGGATGCGTAGCGTAAAGGCTGGTCGTGATAAAAACACAGACATCACCGCTGCTGATCGTGGTCTTAAAAAAGAATCCAGACTACTCCAAAAAGAAAACAAATCTCTCCTAAGAGAGCAAAAGAAAACAAACAACAAAGTCCAGTTGTTAGAAAACAAAGTAGAAAAGTATGGCACAGTCATTAACCAACTTAAAGAAAAGTTGGATGAGAGCAACTTAACTAATGCTAAGTTGTTATATCAGAATCGCATTTTAAATAGCATCTCCTTGAATGAGCGACAAAAAGATAAAATTGTCGAAGCTATCTCAAATGCAACTACAGTTGAAGAAGCAAAAATAATTTTTGAAACTCTTCAAAGTGCAGTGGGCTTAAAGTCTAAAAAGACCCGAAAGCAAGAATCACTGAACGAAGTTGTAACACGTAGCTCTTCAGCGTTTATTCCTCGAAAAGAGGTAAAACCCAATACAGACGTATTCTCCGATAGGATGAAACGTTTGGCAGGATTGAAATAGAATAAACAAAGGAGATTAAAAAAATGTCTATTTTACAAAAACTTACAGAAGGTGTCGTATCACGCGACATGCGTAAGGAAGGTGCGGCACTCCTCAATAAGTGGGAGCAGACCGGACTTCTAGAAGGTCTTCAGACAGATGCGCAGAAAAACAATATGGCGCGTCTTCTCGAAAACCAAGCAAAGCAGCTTCTTAAAGAGGCGGCTTCATCGATGGCAGGCGGCGACGTAGAAGGTTTCGCTGCTGTTGCTTTCCCAATTGTCCGTCGTGTATTCGGTGGTCTTATTGCAAATGACCTTGTTAGCGTTCAGCCAATGTCGCTTCCATCTGGTCTTATCTTCTTCCTAGACTTTACTTTCGGTGGAACTAACCCCACTGACACGTCACGTTTAGGTTTCGGCGCCAATGATTCACTCTACGGCGGCGGCGTTGTTGGTTCGCAGTTGACAGGTGGTGCCACCTTAAATGGCGAGAACGGCACAGGAGGCGGTCAGCTTTATAACCTAACCAATGGTTACTCCTCACCAACAGCTTCTTACGCCAATGGTGAGATTTGCTTTTTTGATGGCGATATCGCAGTTCTTTTCTCTGGTACGTTTGGTTCCCCAGCTAACACTGCTGATGTTGGAGATAGCTTTAACGGAGGTACCGGCGGTGTTACTCAGGCTGTGTCTGATCACATTAGCTCTATCCTTCGTTACGATCCATCAATTGTCTCGGGTACAACAAATGTTGCAATTGCATCTATCGCCAGATCTGCTCTTACTGGTACTAATGGTACTGAGTTCAACTTTGATGACTTAGTAGCTGTTACTCTTACTGGTGGCGATCTTGACAACGGCACCGCAAACCACTTGCGTCGTCTAACTCAGTTCAGCCAGTCTGTTGCTGATAAGCGCTCAGGAAATTCACCTGCTCGTGGTACGGCTGACTTGCTAGTTGTTGTCGCTTCGGATACAGCAACCCCAGTAGAGCTATCCGCAGACATTCTTGCTGCTGGTCTTACGTTCCCGATTGTTGATAACTTTACAACATCGCAAGCTCTTGGCTCTGTCGTAGGAGCCGATGCATTCGGGCTTGAGAATAGCGTTGACATCCCAGAGATTAACCTTAAGGTTGATTCCGTGTCAGTGACTGCAGTTACCAAGAAGCTCAAGGCTAAGTGGACTCCAGAGTTAGGTCAAGACCTAAACGCTTACCACAACCTTGATGCAGAGGTCGAACTTACTTCGATTCTCTCCGAGCAGATTGCTCTTGAGATCGACCGTGAGATCCTTGAGGATCTTGTTAAGGGTGCAACTGCTGGTAAGTACTACTGGTCACGCAGCCCAGGTCTATTCGTGGACCGCGTAACTGGTGCCGAGGTTGGTGCAGGCGTTGCTGCTCCAGACTTTACCGGTACCGTTTCAGAGTGGTACGAGACTCTTGGCGAGACTATTAATGATATCTCCGCTCAGATTCACCGTAAGACTCTACGCGGCGGCGCAAACTTCATTGTTACATCTCCAGAGGTGTCAGCAATCCTTGAGTTTACCGCCGGCTTCCGTGCTAATGTAACCCATGATGATGCTACTGGTGCAGCCGGTGCGCAACAAGTTGGTACATTAAGCAAGCGCTATGACGTATACGTCGATCCTTACTTCCCACGTAACCTACTTCTTGTTGGGCGTAAGGGTGGTTCCTTCCTAGAGAGCGGCTATGTATACGCTCCATACGTGCCACTACAGGTCACTCCTACCATCTTCGGTGTGGAAGACTTTGTACCACGTAAGGGTGTTATGACTCGCTACGCGAAGAAGATGGTTCGTCCGGATATGTACGGTCTAGTTATCTGTCGTGGACTCTTAGGAGAGTCAGGCGCAGCCAGCTAAATCTTAGCTTAGTCTAGATAAATCGACCCCGTGCTTCTTGTGAGGTGCGGGGTTTTTTATTATCTAAACAACTACTTATAAGAAAGGAGGAGTTTAGATGAATCCAAGAAAAAAGAAATATTATGCTCTTAAAGCCGCCGCGGCAAAAACAGCGGCTGAAAAAAAATCAAAATCAAAAGCCGTGACTTCGCCCACACCAGCGCCACTTCCCAAACCCGAGCAGGTGCCAGAACCTATCGCTGAAAAAGCTCAACCTACACAAATACCTGCAATTGAAGAGCCTAGTGCGCCTCCAGAGCGGGTAGCCACACCAAAGCGAAGAAGAAGAACTACAACCACTAGGGCAAGAACAACTAAACCAACAACAGACAAAGCTATTTAGACCTTCTCTTACTATTTATAGGGAGGAGATCTATAAATGTCTGAACCCACACTAACACCAGCTTCACAAATGAGCAAGGTCATACTGCCCACTGGTAGTAGCCCAAGCGATGCCGCTGATGCGACTTTTCCTTTTTCGATCTATACATCCGATCAGTATTTTTTGTCTGGTGCGGCAGATCAAGTCGCTTATACTTTTCATAAGTTAGGCGGTGACGTTTTAGACATTGAACTAACAAAAGAGCAAATATTTTCCTCTTATCAAGAATCTGTTTTAGAGTACTCTTATCTTTTAAACATCCATCAAGCTAAGAATTCAATTGGCGATCTTTTAGGTGCAAAGACCGGATCTTTTAACGAAGAGGGTCAATTACAAGATACAACCGATCTTGAGGATGTGGCTCTAAAATTCCCTAAGTTTAAGTTTGAATATACTAGAAGAGTTGGTCACGGTTACTCAACAGAAGCAGGGCTTGGAGGGGTTACACCCATATATTCTGCTTCTTTTACAACACAAACAGGGAAACAGGATTATAACCTACAGTCAATAGTTTCATCATCTGCTATCAATGACACAGGAGCGCCATATTACAATCTGATAGGCAACGCAAGAATTAACGTGACAAAGGTTTATTACAAGACACCACAAGCGATGTGGAGATTTTACGGTTATTATGGAGGCTTAAATACGGTTGGAGATTTGGCTAGTTATGGTCAATATGCTGATGATAGCACATTCCAGTTGATTCCAACTTGGCAAAATAAATCGCAAGCCATGGCTTTTGAAGATGCAATATACACGAGAAATAGTCATTACAGTTTTGAAATTAAAGACAATAAGCTAAGAATTTTTCCAAATTCTGTGAACGTCAGTCCGAGAACTATGTGGGTTGAGTTTTTTATTGACTCTGATACGCCGTGGAAAGAAGACGGGACAACTGACAACGGAGTAAATGGAATAAACAATATTAACACGTTGCCATTCGAAAACACACCTTATCAATCTATTAACTCTATTGGTAAGCAATGGATAAGGCGCTTTGCGCTTGCAGTCTCTAAAGAGACACTTGGAAATATTCGCTCAAAGATAAGCTCTATTCCAATTCCTGGCGATAGTGTTACTTTAGATGGCGCTGCGCTAATTTCACAAGGACAATCAGAGCAAGAAAAATTGAGAGACGAGTTAAAAACAATTTTTGATGAACTTACTTATGCTAAAATAGCTCAAGGTGATTCTGAGTTGTCAGAAGCAGTAAATAAAGTTCAGGAGAGGATCCCAATGCGGATTTTTGTAGGATGATAAATGGCTGATAATGAATGGTCCCAGCCGGATGCGCCACCCCCGCCACTATTCTTAGGGAAGAAGGAGCGCGACTTTGTAAAACAAGTCAATGATGAACTTATTGAGCGTGTTATTGGTCAGGGTATATTTTATTACCCTATTAGCACCAAGCACACTAATTTTCATCCGATGTATGGCGAAGCTGTGGAAAAGACATTTTTACCTCCAGTAAGAGTTTATGCTCTTGTAATGTGGGAGGGTTTTGAAACTCAAACAACCAATCTAGGTATAGATCGCAGACCTTCTATTGTGGTTCATTTTCACAAGAGAAGACTAACGGAGGATCAAGATTTGTTTGTAAGAGAGGGGGATTTCGTACAATATGGTGATACGTTTTATGAAATTGTTCAACTCAATGAACCAAAACAGATATTTGGTCAAGTAGATCATAAAATGGAAGTAGAAGCAAAGTGTATTAAAGCACGCAGGGGGACATTTAATGCCAAGTAGCGATCAATACAGAGGAGTAGAGAACGCAGAGGATAACATAAGCATTGAAGAAATAGAACCCTCTACGTTAGAAAATATAGATTTTGCATTCTTTGATTTTGTTAATGACAAAATGAATAATAAAGCCACAGATAACGAAGGTTCTAAAAAAGTTCCAGTTGTTTGGGCTACAGCCGAACGAGCATTTTTGTCCAAGAATAATCAAGATTTAAGAGATGCTGATGGGACTTTAAATTTGCCAATTATCAGCATTGAAAGAACTAGTATGACAAAAAGCAAAACAAGAAAAGGCAAATATTATGGACTAAGTGGAGATTTATTGGAATCAAATAGGTTTGGAAGAATAATGTTAGCTAGAAAAATTGTCAAAGACAAGACAAACAACTATACAGTGGCAAGCAATAGAAAAAGATTCGCAGGTAGCGTCAATAGAACTCCGAGAAGACAAAGTTATTATCCTAAAGAAGAAAACAAAAATGTTGTTTATGAAACACTTAGCATACCATTGCCAGTTTATGTGACTATGAATTATGAAGTAACAATCAGAACCGAATATGTACAGCAAATGAACAATCTCATGTCTCCATTTATAACTCTTGGTTCTTCTATTAGCTATTTTGTAATTGAAAAAAATGGACATAGATATGAAACATTTTTACAAGAAGGTTTAGGTTTACAAAACAATGTATCGAATCTAGGAGTAGATGAGAGAACCTATCTATCAAAGATATCATTTGAAGTGTTAGGTTACATTATAGGCGAAGAGCCAAACGGCGAGAGAAAGAGAATAATAAAAAGAGAAAGTGCTGTAAAAGTTAAAATACCCCGAGAGCGAGTTATTTTTGGAGACATTCCTGATTATGGAGATGGAAAGTCAAAGTATATAGAATGACATAGAAAACGGTTTTTGCGCTCTTAACTCACTAATTAATAAAGAAACATTTATCTTAAGTTTCAGCAAAAGGAGAATCAAACATGCCAGCAAAAGACTTTAAGTTTATTTCACCTGGAGTATTTATCAACGAAATTGACAACTCCCAGCTAGCCGCTGCCCCTGGTGATGTAGGACCTGTCGTTATAGGTAGAACAAAACAAGGTCCCGGTCTAATCCCAACTAGAGTAAACTCATTTCAAGAGTTTGTTCAAGTATTTGGTGCGCCAGAACCTGGAAACACCGCATTTGACGTGTCTAGAGAAGATGCCAACACTGGACCAACTTATGGTGCCTATGCTGCACAAGCTTGGCTAAGAAACAACTCACCTATTACATTTGTTAGATTGGTGGGGCAAGAGTCGATTAACGCTATCACAAATAGCGGTGAGGCAGGATGGAGATTACAGACAGCCGGCGGCGCAGCCGTTGAGCCCTCACTTACATCCACCGATACAGATGGTGGTGCATACGGCTTGTTTGTTTTTCAATCTGCTAGCTCAGGCTTTTCTCTTGCTGAAACAACTGGTACTCTAGCTGCCATATGGTACGCAACAACTGGTTCTGTTGCTCTTTCTGGAACTGTTCTTTCTGGTAGTTCAAATAACTTAGGACCAGGCTTCGCAGGTGCGAGCACTGAAGCGGCGACAAATAAGTTTATTAGAGCCACCGGGAACAAAGAGTTTAAAGTTGTAATTAAAGACACTTTGGATGACGTGGTTGTTGATACTAAGTTTAACTTTACAAATTCATCTGAAAATTTTATTCGTAAAGTTTTTAACACAGATCCAACTTTAACAAACACACAAATCACTTCTGTAGACAACAAAGCCTACAGAAAATACTGGCTAGGTCAGACATTTGAGGATGAGGTTAATGCTCTGTTTACCGGTACCGGTAATCAAGTTGGCGTTATGCTGCCGCTCTATTCTGTTGGTGGAACTGCCCATGGTGGTGATTTTAGAAGAGATTTTTCAGATCCAGAGACTGGTTTCTTCATCGCTCAAGACTTAACTGATAACTCTGGTTCTTATCAAGCAGAGAACATGGAAAAGCTTTTCAAGCTTAGAGCTAGAAATACTGGGCGTTGGGCGTCTAGAAATGTAAAAGTTTCTATTGCGGATCTTAGAGCATCTTCCGATACGACCAACCCTTATGGAACGTTTAGCATACTTGTTCGTGCGATGGATGATACAGATAATCGTCCAAAGATTTTAGAGCAGTTTAATAACTGTAACCTAAACCCTGCATCTGAAAACTTTGTTGCTAGAAAAATTGGTAACAAGTTTTTACAGTGGGATGACGAAGATAGAAGATACAGAGAATATGGTGATTTTAATAACCTCTCTGACTATATTTATGTTATACTAGATGCTTCTGTTGCGGAAGGAAAAGTTGTCAAAGAGTCATTACCGTTTGGTGTTTATGGACCGCCTAAGTTCCTACCATTTACTGCGAAAAATAAAGCGAGCGATGCTAACACTATGGTAACTGGTGGTGGTAACTTTGCAGCCAAAACGCGCGAAACTGGTCAGTTCCACGAGAGATTGATTTTCGGAAGTGGATTCTTTGATATGAAGTTTGATTTTCCCAAGCTACGCTTAAGAGTGTCAGCATCAGAGGGAAGCCCAACTAATCCTAGAAGGGTATTCTTCGGCGTTGATACGACGTTTAATCTTAACGGAAGACCATCTGATACTATTGGTGATTACACACTAACTAAGCCAAAAGATATTCCAAATGATGATGTTCGTTCCACTGGAGCCGCAAGAACCGAATTCATGTATATCTTTACTTTGGATGATATGTGTACAACACAGGTTGATGGCACTGCAGCGCTTTCTGGCACTTTGGTGTATAAATCTGGCTCTAGACAGAACGACACAAATCGAGAGGGTCTTGTTTACGTTCGCGAGGCGACTGGTGGCGATGGTACATACCAAGAGATTTTGGATCTAGGTGGCACAGGATTTACGACCGTTTTACACGGTGGCTTTGATGGTCTAGATATAACCGAGGCAGAGCCATTTAGAAATACTGGACTTTCTGATAAAAATGAAAGAAATAGCTACGCTTTCAACTCTTTGAAAGTGGCGATTGATACTTGTAGAGATCCAGAAAATGTTGAATTTGATCTAGCTGTACAGCCTGGTATTACAAATGCCACGCTCAACAGAAGTCTCATCGACATGTGTGAAGACAGAGGCGATGCACTGGCGCTTGTTGACCTAGCAGGTGGATATGTCCCAGAGACAGAAAATACAGATTCTGTTGAGAATCGCTTGGGATCTGTTACAGATACAATCGAGCAGAAAAAACAGAACCTTCAAATCAACTCCAGCTTTGGTGCGACGTATTACCCATGGGTACAAATTCAGGATACCATTAACGGGTCAATAATTTGGGCACCTCCTTCGGTGGCAGCACTCGGTGCGCTATCCTACGGTCAAGCTACCCAAGAACTTTGGTTTGCTCCGGCTGGATTTACTCGTGGCGGGCTTTCTGCTAACAATGCGGCAGGTATACCGGTTGTTGGCGTTCGCGAGCGTTTAATCTCAAAAGATAGAGATTCTCTGTATGATGCGAATATTAACCCAATCGCACAATTCCCAGCAGAGGGTATTGTTATCTTCGGTCAGAAGACCCTCCAGATAACACCATCTGCTTTGGATCGTATTAACGTAAGACGTTTGCTGATCTTCTTAAAGAGAGAAATCTCCAGAATTGCGGCAACACTGTTATTCGACCAGAACGTACAATCAACCTGGAATCGATTCCGCAGTAGAGTTGGTCCACTGTTGGCTTCAGTTAAGGCTGGTCTTGGATTGGAGGATTACAAGTTGGTCCTTGATGAGACAACGACAACTCCAGACTTAATCGATAGAAATATCATGTACGCTCAAATCTTCTTGAAGCCAGCAAGGTCAATTGAGTTTATCGCAATCGATTTTGTAATTACTGACTCTGGTGCTTCTTTTGAGGATTAAAAAAATATTTAAACTACTTATTAGTATAAGGGAGACACATTAAATGGCATTTTGGACAGATAACAGAGTTGAACCTAAACGTAGATTTAGATTTTTAATGGATATAACACCGGCTGGTGAGGCAAATAGAATTGCGAGCTTCTTTGTTCGCACATCGACAAAGCCTAATTTTCAAATGGATGGCACTGGTGCTGTAAAATTTATTCAGCATACATTCAAGTATCCTGGTCGTATCACTTGGCAACCAATTAGTGTTACCATTTTAGACCCTGTTCTTCCAGATTCTGCTGCCATTTTAATGAATATCTTAAATAACTCTGGTTACACTAAGCCTGATGATGAGCGTAATGCGCTTCAATCAATTTCAAAAGCTGGAGCAAATCAAGCTATGGGTACCATTTTCTTAAGACAGATTGATGCTGAAGGCAGAGATATTGAAGAATGGAAACTTTGGAATCCTTTCTTGACACAAGTAGACTTCGGGAACGTTGGTTATGATGATGACGCACTAGTAGAATACACTTTGACCATTGATTATGATTATGCAACACTCAAGTCTCTAGGAACCCCAGGAGTTAATGCTGGAGTTAGCACACCAGAGTAAGTGAGGCATCATGGCTTTTTGGTCAGCAAATAGCACAGAAGGGAATAGTTTACTTGAGCCGAAACGAAGCTTTCGGTGGCTCGGGTATGTAAACTTAAACTCATCCGGCTTAAATAACATCCCACAAACAGATTTAGGACCAGCAACGTTTCTTGTCTCTAGTTTTACTAAGCCAAAATTAAAATTCGAAGCCGATATAATTTTAGGTAATTTTACTTCTGAGACGAGCAACATCATTAAAAATTACATGTGGGAAGATATACAAATTCGCATGGTTGATGTTGAGAGCGAAGTTTACAATGCATCTTCTAATATATACAGGTGGCTTTTATCTTTAGGGTATGAGCCAAATCAAACAGTGACTAATCTTGGTAAGTTATTTCAAAACTTACACAAAGCAGACACCATGACTATTACTTTAGAGCATATTAACGCTGAAGGTAAATCATTTGAAAGGTGGTCTTTGATAGACGCACAGCCAACCAACATAGATTTTGGTGAAGAATTAAATTATGAAAATTCTTCGGTAATGTATGTTACAATGGGTGTACAATATGTTAGTGCTGAGTATGAAAAATTAAACCCAACAAACTAATTTCCGACAGGAGGAAAAATGAGAAACAATCAAGATCGTTTAGGTGTTGGTGCCCCTGAAGCACCCGTACCTCAAAGCCACGAGCCGCCACAGGTCACAAATCAACTGGATTTTATCGCCCCAGTTGAGGTTGTTGAGCTACCAAGCAAAGGTTTATTCTATGATGAAGGGCATCCTTTGTATGAAAAAGATTCAATAGAGATTAAACATATGACCACGAAAGAGGAAGATATTTTAACAAACCAGTCTTTTATCAAAAATGGCACCGTGATTGACCGGCTATTGCAGTCAGTGATAGTGACACCGGGCGTCAAAGTTAGAGATATGATTGTCGGTGATAAGGACGCGCTAACGATTGCTTGTCGTAAGCACGGCTATGGTGCAGATTACGAGACAAGTTTTAATTGTCCATCTTGCGGAACAAAACAAGAATATACTTTTGATTTAGAAGATATTGACAACAAAGATTTTATGTCTCAGGTCGAAGAATTCGATGCGTCAGTGGATTATGATAAAAAAGTAATAAATTTTATTATACCCCGAACTCAAACAAAATTGCAACTTGCCTTAATATTTGACACGCAAGAAGACAAAAAGAAATCTAAAAAAAGTAAACTTGGCGCCATTACTAGTCTATACAGAAAGATTATTAGATCTGTTAACGGAAATTCAGATCCAATATATATCAGGTCCTACATCGATTCAATGACTGCGGTTGACAGTCGATATTTAAGAGCCGCGTATTCCAGAATGACACCGGGGATCGATTTTAGCTGCCACTTTGAGTGTTCGCATTGTGATCACGAGGGCGTAGTGGAGGTTCCGCTTAATGCGGAATTTTTTTGGCTTAAGTCCTAAGTATATGCAAAATATATACAAGAACTTCTTCTATATGAAATATTATGGAGGATGGAGCTTGTTTGAATTGTATAGCCTACCCATTGGCTTAAGAGACTGGTATGTTCAACTGTTAATCGATCATAAAGAAGATGAGAGAGAAAAAACAGAAGAAGCCACGCAACCAACCAATTATCTGCCGCCTAGTAGCACTTTTTGATTATTAAAACTAATTATTTTTATGAAAGAAACCATTACTATAGATCTCAACGATGCCAAGCTTCTAAAAGAAGAAGCCTCTCTTATTTCTTTTGGTGCGAAAGTAAAACAAATGCTTTATTATATGTTTGCAGAGCCAGGACAAAGCTTGAGAGCCTTTCAAATAAGGGGGAACAGACCAGATGTAATGGCATTCGGCGCTGCGCTAGCTTCGGAAAAAGCATATATGGATTCTTATTTAAAGCACGGTCTTAATGATCCAGGTGTTTTAAACAATAGATATCGTTTGGATAAAGCGGTTGAAAAATTTGAAAAAGAAACTGGCATTAAATGGCCGCTAAAGTAGGGAGTAGAGTATGGCTGACGGTGGCGGCAATAACCCAACACAAAACGATATAGATAATCTAGAAGAATTCAATGATCTACTAATAGAACAGAAAAAAACTCTTTCAGAAATATTAAAGTTAAAGATAGAAGGTCAAAAGGTAGAAGACGCTTTAAATAAAACTTTTGGTAAACAAGTCGAGTTCTTAACTGAGATAGAGAAGCAACAAGCTGTTGAACAAGCTGCGCTTGACGCCACAGTTAAAAAAATAGAATTACTAGACAAACAAGTAGAGCTAGCAGAAAAAATTAGAGATGCCCGTGACCTCGGTTTTAAGAGCGAAGAAGAAAGTGCTAAAGTGGCTCTTCAAAAAGTTAACAATGAGTTAAAACTAACCGGAACAACACAAGCAAACGCAGCTAATCTTAAAAAACAGCGCGAAGAACTTCAAAGAATATTAAAGATAACATCTGATGCCGCAGACTTCAATGCGGACAGTAGAGATATATTTAAAAATCAAATAACCCAACTAACAGGCGTAAAAGAAACCGCTGGAAGTGTCACTGACATTATAGCAAAAAGTTTAGTAGAAGGTAGAGGCTTCAGTGGTGCTTTAGAGTCGGCTGGAATGGCGGCAAAAGAAGTTTTAACACCGGTCGCACTAGCACAAAGAGCAATGGACGCATTAAAAGCCGGGGCTAAAAAGTTAGGTGATAATTTTAAACAGCTTTCTTATGGCGCACAAAGCACACTGACGAGCCTGAGAGAGACAGATATAGCATTTGTAAGAGAAACAGGTCAGTTACAAAAATTTGGGCAAGAAGTTGAAAACTTACAGGGTCAGTTTCTAGATCTTAACTTTACAGCCGCAGAAACCAATCAAGCCTACAGAGGGTTGACAGATAACTTTCAAAACTTTACTAATTTGTCAGCGGGTCAAAGATCAGAGCTAACTAGACAAGCAGCAACACTAGAGAGATTTGGCGTCAACACAACAACTCTTGCGGGAGCATTTAGAAATTTAAATCAAGGTAGCGGACAAACTACAGATCAAATAATAAGAACAACAACGGAATTAACAAAGTTCGGTCAAGCCCTTGGCGTCGGTCCAAACAAGATGCTAGAAGATTTAAACCAAAACTTTGACATTATAGCCACTCATGGCGGTAAAAGAGGCATAGAAATATTCAAGGAATTGGCTGTTGTGGCAAAGAGGGCTGGTGTAGAAATGAACGACCTTTTAACCGTTGGTAAGAAATTTGATACATTTGAAGGTGCAATGGAAAGCGCAGGAAAATTAAACTTTATTCTTGGTGGACCCCTTCTTAACTCTATGGAATTGTTAAACGCAACAGAAGAAGAGAGAATTGAGTTACTAAGAAAAGGCATGGAGCAAAGCGGTAGAACATTTAGTGACCTAAAACGTTTTGAAAGATTAGCATTCGCTAATACTTTAGGCGTAGGCGTAGATGTGGCAGAAAAAATATTTAACGATAAGAACATTAAAAACATAGAAGACGCAACAAAAGCTATAGAGGGACAAGCTGCTGGTATAGGCGATTTAGCTAAACAAGCATCAGATAACACAAAAAGGCAAGAACTAGAGAGAATTGCTCAAGAAAAAGCTATCGAGGGAAATAAAGCATTAACAGTGGCAATTAATAAGCTTGCTAGAATGTTCGATAGGCTTAAAATATTCTTAGCTCCAATTTTATTTTTTCTTGGAGGTATGGTTACGGTTATTGGCAGTTTAGTTATTGCTTTTAAATCACTAGCAATAATAAAAGGCGCGATTGTATTATTTAAAGGTCTACGTGCGGCATCTCTAGCATCTTCGGCAGCTATGGGGGCTCAGGGGCTACTTGGTGGTATGAAGGCATTTATTGCTAAGGTTCCTGCCTTTGTTGCTGCATCGAAAGCTGCTGCTGTAGCCCAAGCGACTGCTGGCGGTGGCGTAGCCGCAGCAGCCGGCACCACAGCCACCACCGCAGCCGCCACCACAGCCGCTGGAGGCATTGGGATGTTAGGATCTCTTGGTGTAACTGCTGCTTTAGCCGGCGGAGCGTTTATAGGTCATAAAATAAATGAAGCTATATATGGAGAAGGAAACGTAGATTATGGATTTAAGAATGCCGGTCCAATAACGCAAGGAAGAACATTTAATCCTAATGTGAATCAAGCAATTGTTGTTGGTGAAAGAGAGCCAGAGATGATTGCTGGAGGTAACATGGTCGGATCAAATGTTATAAACCAAGAGGCATTTATAATGCTAGCAGAATCTATAAACGCAATGAAAGACATACTATCTGATGATAAGAAAAAGACTGAGTTTACGATTAATATTGGTAACGAAAGACTAGATAGAAGAACAGTAGAGCTTGCTAGAGGGCAAGTTAGAGAAACCATGAGCATTAAAGGTTAATTATATGACTAGTACGATACAAGTTATAAACATCAAGCCGCTTCACTTAAATGGAAGCTTTTCTTCAAAGTTTAGTTGTGCGTCTTTGTCTATACAACAGAAGTTAAATCCAAAATGGGCATCTGAAGCATCGTATGGAAAAATGGACGAGATCGCAACTTTCTCCAATGTAACAAGAGAAATAGACTATTCTTTTGTTGCGAGAGGAAAGCAGCTTGAATCGGCTGTAGATCTTCACAATAATGTAAACAATCTTATGAGAAGCCAGTATCCAAAATATGTAAACTCTCAAGGGGGGAGCAAGGTGTTGAGTGCGCCTCCATTTTTTGAAATATCCGTTTTAAATGGAAAGTTATACACGACAGTGCAAGGGTATATAAATAGCTTAGACGTAAAGCCTGGAAGTGCCGGCGGCATCACCGCTATGGGAACAGACGAAGGTATATTTTATGAGAGACAGTACGAAATAAATCTTGGCTTTGTTGTGCTACATAAACAAACCCCAGGATGGGTCAGCGATAAAGATTTTACAGCGCAAGGAGAATTTATATATTCTTCTGGTCCAGAACCAGAAGAAGTAATTACAGCATACAATGTAGCAAATGCGCTAGGAACAGGACTAAATGAAGAAAGCTCTCAAGAAGCATTTGTAGAATATTATGCTAGCTTAAAAGAATAATACAATTAAGAAAATAGGAGAAATTAATCAATGGCAGTATCGCGATATAGAAATAATGCAATCGTAACAACAAATAGTGAAGAATACGCAGATGTTTTAACAAATCGCGGTGTCAACTCAATTACTCACTATTCATTTGAAAGCTTTAAAGATTTAAAAGTTAGAGATTTTTTGGGGATACAAATAGATACACATACTTGGAAGTCATCTGATAGGTTTTTCAAACTAGCAGATAAATATTACGGAGATCCCACATACTGGTGGGTTATCGCCTCTTTCAATAAAACACCTTTGGAAACAGATGTGGAATTAGGTCAAAATATTTTAATCCCATTTCCCTTAGAATCAATATTATCTGCTTTGGGGTACTAGAAAAAGCATGACAGATCCAATTCAAAAAAATACCGATACTAGCGGCAAAACATTTGATAAAGAGGTTTTAAATAATCCACAAATGATGCTTTTGGATATCTTTTCTGAAATTCCTTTATCAGAAAAGGCAATAGACACAACAACTAATGTATCGGGTCCAGGTGCCCCCAATGTACCAAAAATAAGTAAAGACTTTTTAAAAACTGTTAATAGTATGATTCAAGTAGAGGTAGAAAAAAACTCTAATTTTATAAACTTATTAACTCCAAACGAATACGCCCAAATGGTGCCAAAAATAGATTTATTTTTGGTAAACGCTAAAGACCCAGGATTACAATTATCAATTCCTCTGACTAGTCCTGCCAACATACAAAAGGGTCTGGGTAGCTTAGGGTATTACACTACAAACAACGTAGGGTTAAAAACGTTGGAAATGAGATTGGACGGCACTGGACAGCCATTATTCGGTAAAACATATTATGTAAAAGTGAAACTCATATTTGACTCCTTGAATACATTTACGGATAAAATACCTGGTTCAGAAGCGGTTTTTGGTGAAAGCTTGACATATGCCCAGGTGTTTAGAGCGGCTGGTAGAACTGGTGTTAGTCCGTGGTTTACTAAAATAACTATATCATACTCAACTTCAAATAAAGAAATAAATGAAAAGTATGCTTTAAATTCTGAGGCTTTAGCTTTTTCGTTGAGTTTAAATTTAATAAAAACAAATCTTAACCTAGAAGAAAATTCAAAAACAATTGTTGATGTTGAATATTTTGGTCAAGAGGAAAGTTTATTTGGCACAAGAGAGCTTTTCGATATCTTGAATTTAGATTTAGCTTCAGCCGCAGTTGTTTTGGAAAGAAACGTTAAAGACGCAAAAACCCAGAGAGATATAGCTATAAAGGCGGCAGAAACTTATGCCAAGGCTAGAAGTGCAGAAGGAATACACGGTAAAAAATTCTTAACAGAAATTGATGAACAAATAAAACAAAGTGTTGATAGAGAGGAAGTACAGCGACGTATAACCACATCGAACACAGAATCTGTGGGTGAAGACGAAAAGAGTGCAGCTTCAGTGATTATTAGAAAAGAAAAAGCACTTCAAGAGCAACTACGAGCGCAAAAACAAAAATTTATAGATTCTGCTGAAGCCGCAAAAAATTCATTAATTGGTAAAGCAACTGCTGATTACGATAATGAAAAGCAAAAAGCAGAGGCTAAGTTTGATAATCTGAGGATGGACCAAATATCTAAGGCACTAGAAGAAACTTTCTTTTCTGCTGAAATACAAAAATCTGGTGTAATAAAAGAAATAACCATCGATGCTAAATCCATAATAGAATACTACAATAATATATTATCTAGCGGTGGAACAGTAAAAGATTTATTGTCAGATCCTGGTAACTCAGCGTCAAAAAAAACAAGAAAAAAACCAGTAACAGCCGATCAAGAAACAACCGCTAAAAACACGGCGATTCGCAATTTCACATATAAGATAGAGGAGCTAATCTCTAAAAAAGAGGGTATAGCTCGACAATCAAGACTATTACAAGGTAAGATAAAAGAACAACAATCAAAGAAAACAGGCTCTGCGAGCGAGGAAAGAAATAAAGCGGCAAATATCGAGCAGTTAAATAAACAAAAAGGTAGTGTCGACGAACAGATTACAGAAATAGATAAACAAATAAATGAACTACAAAAACAAAGATCGTTAGCCACTCAAACATCAGAAGTTTTAGGAGGCACAATAGAGCAAATAGTCAAAGAGTTTAGTAATTTTTATACCGTGCGTTATATTTTGTTCGGAGATTTAGTTAGATTGGTGTTTAATAGAATATATAATAATATAAACAGCAACATACGAAGAAATACACCTTTTGTTGATACTGTTTACCCGTCTAATGCCGCACAAGTCGCTGAGAATACAATAAAAAGAAGTAGGTTTATTTTTTCTGATATCACACTGTTCGCAGGTAAAGATAGAGTGGCGATCAGCAGAGACATTTATGACTTGCCCATTTCTTTGAAAAATCTTAAATACATTCTCGCAAAAAAACTTTATGGAACTTCAAAAAACTCATTGTCAGTATTTGAGATAATGCAATCACTAATAAATCTTGTTTCGGTTGCGAGAATAAACAAAGGGAGATTGTTGAACGTTTCAGATTTTAACGGCTCTTATCAGCTTGGGAATATTACTTTTTCATTGACAGGTGAAAGTCCTAATTTTAAAATAATTAAAAATACAAAAGCTCATGCCGATTTAAAGCACGGGTTAATTTTATATGCCAAGAGAAAGTCTGATGGAGAAAGTATAGTAGATGATTCAGATTTTGTTCCAACTTTTACTTTTGGCGGCGTTGATAGAGGTGCTCTAAAGAAAATAGGCTTGGAGGCTATAAAAGATTCTGATCTTGAAAAAGTTGTTTTTGAGCAACTTAATTATGATAAGAAAATGATACCCCTAATCTTTGAGGTTTCAATGACAACTGTTGGATTACCTATATTTCAATTGGGGATGAGGTTTAATGTGATTACTCCAACATTAAACACAGCAACAGATCCTAAAGTAAATGGGTGGTTTTATGGAGAGGGACAATATCAAGTTAAAAGCGTCGATCACTATTATAGCGCCGGAGGTTTTTTCGAAACAAAGGTAACTGGGGTACAATACAGTACAAAAAGACAAGTTAATAGGGCTAAGGCACAAACAATGTCTGCGGGCGATTCAAAAGCCAAAGAGCGAGAAGTTAATCGATTGATACAAGAATTTAAAGCAAAAGATGAGCAAGCTGGTGTATATTCTTCAAAAGTTGCGTTGTATCGCGCACAAATAGCAGCCGGCACCGCCGGCGTAGGAAAGCAGGGTGCGAATAAAAAGCTCGCAGAGCAAAAATTAAGAGAAAAATTACAAAAAGAAGAAGCTTTATTAAAACAATATCCTGAGTATGCTGCAGGAACAACCGCAGAGCCGTAAGAACCAGAATAATATTTTAAAATATTTCTATTTATATTATGCCTAGAGATATAAACATAGCACCCTTTGCTAGAAATAATTTACCAGCGGATTACTTATTCAACCAAAGAGAGTATTACCAAAGAAACATAAACATTTACCCTGTTTCTCCTGGATTATCCAGACCGATTGATTTTTGGTATGGTCGACCATTGTGGGGAAAAGTCGATACAAAGCAAAGATATGTATATCCAAAGCCAACGTCTTTGAAATATTTAACAGATAAAGAAGAATTGTTGGCTATTAACTTTGTTGTTGATGCTTACAATGAAATGACTCAATTTATATTAAATGCCAGAGACTCTTTTAGAACTTGTATGACAACAATAATTGATATCGAAAATCCAAAAAAAGCTTATCAAGATTTAATAGGTGAATATAATCAATATTTTAATCAAACTATCGATCTAAATTTTATTAATATGTTTTTATCTAAAAAAGATAAAAACACTATCTCTAGCTTTAAGCAGTATGCAGACAAATTTTATCAATATTGTCTTATCAATCCTGTCTTTCCTTATACCTTAGCAGGTTATTTATCATCTGTCAACTGTAGTTCTAGAACTAGTGGATTAATTATTGAATTTTCTGATGATAGTGAGTATGGTAGCGATGCCCCGAAATGGAATAATTTTCTTTCAAGTGATTATTTTACAGATTATATTAAAATTGCTGCGTCTTATGGTTTTTATGTCAACAAGCACATACCGTGGTCAATAGTTGCAAACTTGAATTCAAAACAGCTTAAAAAATATATGGCTCCCTACGGTATAGGAAATGATGTACAAAACTTTAACTTAAGTTATTTTCAAGCTGAGTATATTAGTTATATTTCATTTAAAAAATACATGTACCTGTCATATGTAGGTTTTATTGATTTTCAACCAAGAATAGAAAAGATAATACAAAAAAATTGTATTAAAGACAATTTTTTACAATCAACGTTTAAAACAGAAAGAATAATAAGAGCTAGACCAAATGAATTTCCAGACAACAATCAAATAGACTATGACACATTTCTTAGTATATATCCTGAAAAAGAATTTTTAAAAAGATATTTGGATATAAGATTAATAGAAGAGGGCATAAAATTAAATAATAAAAATAAAATAAAATTATATAGAAGGATGTTATCTAATTTAAAATCAAAAGATATATTTCAAACCACAGTGGCGATATCTGATTTTTTAGCTCAAATGAGAGCCCAAAATAAAAACTACTTGACAGCACCTACCAATACTGGTATATTAACCCAGCAACAAGTTAACGGCACCAGCCCATCTTCATTTTTTGATAATACAACTGGTGGCTCAACCAGCGGATACTAAATGCTTTTCCAGACATTCGACGAAAAAAATAAATGTTCCCTAATCTATAGAAAAGGAACATTTAGCGAACAAATTACAGACAATTGTACCAAAACTTGGTCTTATGCTACTTATCTACGCGACAAGGAGGTCGAGTATGCTAATCTTTACACCGGGGGTAAATCCCTGGACGAGCTTTGCCCAGAAGGTTCTAGAGGGGAGTGGTCCGCAGTCCAAGCAAGAATCAAAGCAGCGTTCAAAGCAGCAAACGAAGTAGGTCTAACTCTTGACGATCATTGCTTATATGACCTAATCCCAAGTCATTATTTGCAAAACTTTGCAGAGATAAAAAATAAAATCTGTGAAGACATCTTTACCAACTATCCAAAACCCACAAACTACGATCAGTTGCTCAAGATTAACAAAGTTATCGCAGATATCAAAAACCGTAAGGTCAATATCGATCCAACAAAGATAGAACGACTTACAGTTCAAGACCGAAACATGTTTAAGACTGTGAGTGGCTGTAAGCCTTATATTGATTATGACATGTTTAAAACAGTCACAGGTCGCTTGGCGACTAAGACAAACTCATTTCCAGTAATGACGCTTCCAAAGAAATATCGTCAGATCCTAACCCCCACTAACGATTGGCTTTATGAGTTGGATTTCAATGCTTGTGAATTGCGCATTGCCCTTGCTCTTCTTGGTCATGACCAACCCGAAGAGGACTTGCACGACTGGAACTTAAAGAATGTTTTCACCAGAACTAAAAGTAGAGAAAATGCAAAGAAAAGGATTTTTTCTTGGCTTTATAACCCAAACAGCACCGACGATAAGGTTGATAAGATTTACGACCGTAAAATCCTAAAAGATATGTATTTTGATAAAGTTTTGGGTAAGGTTTACACGCAGTTCGGTCGTGAGATTGATGCCGATGAGGATCATGCTATTAGTTATATTATCCAATCCACAGCAGCGGATCTAGTTTTTGAGCAAATGTATAAAGTTTGGGAGTTTCTTGAGGACAAGAAGTCTTTTGTTAAGTTCTGCAACCACGATAGTTTAGTTATTGATCTGGCAGAAGAAGATCAATATGACATAAACCAAATCTCTAAACTATTTAGTAATACTAGGTTTGGCAAGTTTAAAATAAACCACGAAGGTGGAAAAAACTGGTCAGGTATGAAACCTTTACACATCAAATGAGGGATGCATATGCAGCTTACACAAAAAGAATTAAAAAAAATTATTTTAGAAGAAATAGAAAATCTAACAAATAACGAGCAAGATCCAAAGCCAGACGAAGACAAAGAAAACCCAAGTCGAGACGAAATAAAAACTAAAAACGAAATAAAAAGAAGGATGAGAACGATGGCGGTGTCTGGTATGGAACGTATAAACGATAGAGAACTGCCTTATGTTGAAAGACTTTTAGATATCATTAGCTACTTTAACATTTCTGAAACTATTCCGAATATCTTTGATACAAAATTAAAAGAACTAGAGGAAACATTACCTGTTGATAAATAAAAAATAGCTTAAAAGAGGAATAAATGCAAACCGTCATAGGTTTGGGTAAAGCAGGCTGCAACATAGCAGATCATCTGTCACAATACCCACAATATCAAATAAAAAAAATAGATGTAGGTCTAAAAAAGACCAAAACAACATTTGGTCTTAAGCATCAGGACAGTCCCGAACTTTATGAAAAAAATAATCTACCGAAAGGTATTAATAACTTCTTAGAGGGGGTGATGTCCGAAACTTTATTTATCACAAGTTGTGGTGCTGTTTCTGGTGCTTCCCTGAAGATTTTACAAAAGATACACAAGAAAACAAACATACAAGTAGTGTATATCCTCCCACAGAGAGACGACCTTGCGGGTGAAAAACTTCTACAAAACAACTTACTTTTCAACGTCTTTCAAGAATATGCCCGATCAGGATTACTAGACCGTGTTTTTTTAGTTGACAATTCTAAATTATCTGGTATAATGGGTCCTGTTCCAATAATGAAGTTGTGGGACTCAATGAATAACTTGGTGGCAACAACATATCACATGTTAAATGTTTTTCAAAATACACAACCAGTAATGACCACGCAAACAAAGCGTATTGATACTGCTCGTGTATCCACCTTTGGCTTACTCAATCCAGAAAATAATCAAGAAAATATGTTTTTTGAGCTTGACATTCCAAGAGAAAAAAGTTATTATTATGGAGTTCCGAAAAAACAACTAGAAGAAGATCCTAATCTTATGGAGGTTATTCGTGGAAACCTAAAATCAAATATAGAACACGAAAAAATGAAAACTACTTACTCAGTTCACTCAACTGATTATAATGAGCTTATAGCTTACTGCGAAAAAAGCAGCACTTTAATACAACAACTAGCAGTGTGAAAGATCAACGCACTGACTTTAACTAAGGAGAAAATAATTATGGGAATTAATATGGAGAAGATGCGTGCTCGTCTAGAGGCGCTACAAGGAAACGGAAATAAGAAGAACAACTTTTGGAAACCACAAGAGGGTGAACAAACTATTCGTTTGGTAGCTCCATCGGACGGCGACCCCTTCCGAGACTTTTGGTTTCACTATGACGTAGCGGGTGAGCCTGGATTTCTTTCGCCAAAGCGTAACTTTGGTGAGGACTGCCCACTCGATGACTATGTGCGTGCCCTATGGCGTGAAGGCTCTGAAGAGTCCAAGCGTGTAGCACGTAAGCTAGGTGCGAAGCAACGTTTCTTTGCTCCAGTTCTTGTCCGAGGACAAGAGGAAGAAGGCGTAAAGGTTTGGGGATTTGGTAAGCGTGCTTATGAAACTCTACTTGGTCTTGTTCTTAACCCAGAGTATGGCGATATCACAGACCCGTCAGAGGGAACTGACTTGGTGATTGGCTACTCAAAGCCAGCAGGGGCATCTTTCCCTGAGACCAAGATTACTCCTCGGCGTAAGTCTTCTCTTCTTCACGAAGATGAGACACAAGCGCGAACTCTCATGGAATCCGTGCCTGATTTTGATGAGGTCTTTTCAGATGCTCGTCGAACCACAACACAGGTTACAGACATTCTTGACCGTTTCCTCAACACTGTTGACGAGACAGTCGCCAATCAATCAGCAGTATCCACTGCTGGATCGGTTTCGGATGTCGACAAGGCATTCTCTGAGCTACTAGGTAGCTAATCTTGTGGGGGGCTTGTCCCCCCTTTTTTATTTTTATCACGAAAGGAAGGACAAAATTGCTAGTAAGAGCGATTCATTGCGAAGAGTGTAATACAACTGTCTATTCAAGAGCAACAGATGACCTAAGAGAGTGTGAGTGCGGTCGTGTCAGAGTTTACGGCGGCTTTATGGGTCACTTCAAATATGAAATCACAGATAAAAAAACCAAATATAAAACAATAAAAATGAACATTAAAGCAACACCAAGCGATCTCTATGACGATTACGAAAATATGGAAGACAAGTTTGGGTTGATAAAAAAACAAACACAAGAAAAGAAAACACAATCAACTTATATTTTTTAGGAGAAATACTGTGAAAAAATGGAAAAAAGGAGACGATGGTTTCGAGGACGCTCTACGGGAGCTAGCAAGCAGATACAAAGGTCTTGGTGGGGGTCCAAATAGTGAGTCCTCGGCATATGCCTCAAAGCAAGATATTAGAGAAGGATTTGCTTGGTTTTGGTCTGATAACAGCGATGTTTCAAATCTAATCCAACGATCTAAAGATTATATTTTAGAGGTCAGAGACTTTGGAGACAATGTTTCTATGAAGATAGATAAACGTGGCTATCGTGGTCCTATATATGCCTTTAGACCAGATAGAAGTGATCAAACAGAGGAGGAACATGAGATTGGCTAAAAAGAAATCCGCTGGTCGTCTATCGATGGACCAGATGAGAAAACTAATAAATAAAAAAGCAGGACAAGAAGTTTCTGTGGATCTAGCAGATCCAAACAATCCAACAACGGTAAAACAATGGATTCCAACTGGATCAAGATGGCTCGATAGTATTATCTGCCGTGGTAAGCTGGCTGGTATTCCAGTGGGCAAAGTTTCAGAGATAGCTGGACTAGAAGCAAGTGGCAAGTCTTATATGGCTGCACAAATAGCAGGCAACGCTCAAGACATGGGCATTGATGTTGTTTACTTTGATTCAGAGTCTTCATTAGACTTCAGCTTCTTAGAGAAAGCGGGGTGTGATCCATCAAAGATTTTATATGTCCAAGCAACCTCGGTAGAGTTTGTTTTGGAGACAATGGAGGAACTACTTTCTTCTACAGATAGTCAGTTTCTTTTTATCTGGGATAGTTTGGCTCTTACTCCTTCTATCTCTGATGTTGAGGGTGACTTCAATCCACAGTCTAGTATGGCTGTAAAAGCACGAATTTTAGCAAAGGGTATGTCTAAGTTAACTGTTCCTATCGCGAATAGTCAATCGACATTTCTAGTGCTGAATCAGCTTAAGACAAATATTACTAGATCACCATCGGAAACACTTACTACACCTTATGTAACACCGGGTGGCAAGGCAATGATTTATTCTTATTCATTGCGGGTATGGTTGACTAGACCAAAAGCAAAAGCTTCTTTTGTAACTGACGACAAAGGCTATCGTATTGGCAACACTGTCAAGGTTAAGCTAGAGAAGTCTCGTTTTGGTTCACAAGGACGACAATGTAAGTTTCAAATCCTTTGGGGTGATCAAGTCGGTGTTGCTGACGAAGAAAGTTGGTTTGATGCTATCCAAGGATCCGAACACTTAGATCGCGCCGGAGCTTGGTATGAGCTTAAGTTCGAAGACGGCACAAGCGAAAAGTTTCAGTCTGCACGTTGGATTGACAAGCTTCAAGATGATAAATTTAAAGCACGAGTTCTTGAAATAATGGATGAAGAAGTTGTTCGCAAGTTTGATAAACGAACTGGTGATGCTACTGAGTTCTACGAGGAAACTGCGTAAGGTAGAATATGAGCGAGCGAGTAATCATTATAGATGGACTAAATATGTTTCTACGAAGTTACATTGTAGTTCCACAGCTTTCTAAAGAAGGTCAGCCCATTGGGGGAACAACTGGCTTTCTTAAATCTCTTCAAAAGCTTTGCCGAGAAATGAAGCCTACACAGGTGGTTGTTTGTTGGGATGGTCGCGGCGGCAGTCGCAAGCGGAAGCAGCAAAATAAAAACTATAAAGAAGGTAGAGCACCTATTCGTCTCAACCGCAACTTTAAGGTTTTAACTGAGGATCAAGAAAAAGAAAATAAAATCTGGCAACAAGAAAGGATCTGTGAGTATTTAAATAACTTCCCAGTTATGCAGCTAATCGCAGATGAAGTTGAAGCAGATGATATTATCTCTTACTTGTGTCGTTATAGCTGTTTCCGCGACGATCAAAAGGTAATTGTCTCAAGCGATAAAGATTTTTATCAGTTGCTTGATCAAAATACTATTTTATATCGCCCTGTGCAGAAAAAGCTTTTAACACAAAATAGTATAATAGAAGAGCACGGCATACATCCAAACAATTTTGCCCTTGCTCGTGCTATTGTTGGAGATAAATCCGATAATCTAGATGGAGTTCCCGGTATTGGACTGAAAACAGTTGCTAAACGCTTCCCTTTCTTCGAAAAAGAAGAGGATGTTTATGTCAATGATTTGATAGAGTTCTGTGAAAATCAAGAAAGTAATGCTAAAGCGTTCACCTCTATAAAAGAGAATAAACCACTTATTCAGTCTAATTATAACCTGATGCAACTGTATAGCCCAAGCCTTTCGGCGCAGACTAAACAGAGCATCGAATGGATTATTGACAACTTCGAACACACCTTCAATAAAACTCAAACGTATAAAATGATGTTAGAGGATGGGATCAATGAGATCAGTTGGAGTGCTATGTTTGAAAGTTTCGCAAGAATCCAAAGGGATAAAAAGGAACTTAATAAATGAAGAACTTAAAACCAATTTTTATTGAAAATAGCAAACTACCATCTTGGCTATCAAAGATTGCTCCTATTGACGTATGGGCGTTTTCTGCTGGACCATTTGTTGTTTGCCGTGGACAGTTAAGCGAGAAAACAATAACTCATGAAACTATCCACTTCTTACAACAATTAGAAATGTTGTTTGTCCTTCAATGGATATTGTATGGTTTATTTTATGTTATTGGTCGTTTCACAAAGGGAAGTTGGAAAGCGGCGTATTACGGAAACCCATTTGAGGTGGAAGCTTACGCAAACGACCTAGACCCAGACTACCTAGAAGAAAGAAAGTTTTGGGCATGGACAAGTTATGTAAAAAGCCTGTTCAGTCGTCAAAGTTAATAACCAACATAATTACCTATAACGGGTGTGATCATTTCCGCACCCCTTATGGGAGTTATACTATTGAAAAAAATACTTATTATCACGTTACTAATCTTATCTTTTGCTGCGACAGCGGCACCCCCAAAAAAATCAAAGTTCTATGATTTCGGAGATCAAATGATCGATGGTGAAATTAAAAAACCAACGGGTCAATATGTCAATTCTAGAAATAGAGCAAAGTTTGATAGGTTGTTGAGTTTAAAGAAATCCTTTCTACCTAAAATGTTTCTTACATCAAAAGAAAAAATATTTAAATAAATTGCTCTTGACATTGCTTTTAGATTAAGTTAAATTATAGTTACTGTATAACACAGGAGGCAGTGGTGCGTAATTTTTTATACGGTTTAGGTTTATTACTGTATATCTTGCTCACTAGCGCTTTTGTTCAACCAGTTGATTTTAGCGAATCCTCAAGTATTTCAGAGACTTCCGAATCTTCAAAAGGTAAAAAGAAAAAGAAAAAAAAGCGCAGACTGAGACGCTAAGTTTTTTTATCCTTTAACATTCACCACTTATAAAATAGTTGATATTCAACTTGACTTTTCAAACCATAAAGGTTATATTTATATCCACAAGTCAGCGAGGAATTAATGGACAGTTTAGGAATTTTTGGAAAGAGTTTCCAAGAAAATATGTGTAAGCTTATGCTTTACGATCGATCGTATTGCGACCAGATGCAAGAAGTATTAGATGTTAAATATCTGGAGCTAAAATATCTTCAAGTTTTTACCGACAAACTTTTTAATTATAAAAAAGAATATGGTATTCACCCAACAAACGATACACTTAACTCAGTTCTAAATACAGAACTAGGAGAAGAAAACGAAATAATTAAAAAACAAGTCATGGACTATTTTGTAAAAGTTCAGGCTTTTCCAGAGATACAAGATACAGAATATATAATATCAAAGTCTGTAGACTTCTGCAGAAAACAAGTTCTTAAAAAGGCGATGATGAAGTCTGTGCCGCTTCTGAACAAATGTTCGTTTGAGGAAATAGAAAAATTAATAGCTGATGCCCTACGTTTAGGCATAAGTAATGATCATGGCTATGATTATATTAAAGATTTTGAGGCTCGGTTTATCGAACGAGCCCGCAATCCAGTAACAACTGGCTGGACAAAAATAGACAAGATAACAAAGGGCGGTTTAGGTCAAGGCGAACTTGTAGTTGTAGTTGCCCCAACAGGAGCCGGAAAATCTCACGTTCTCGTTCATCTTGGAGCACAAGCCCTAAAACAAGGTAAAAATGTTGTCCATTTTACACTAGAACTTGCCGATACGTCCGTTGCTCAACGTTATGATGCCTGTCTTACTGGGATTCCGTTAGATGAGCTTATAAATCAAAAAGATGAAGTTTATGACGTAATCAAAGATATTGATGGGCAACTTATTGTAAAAGAGTTTCCAACTAAGTCTGCTTCTACTATAACTCTTAAAACCCATTTGGAAAAGATCAGACAAACAGAAATGGAAATCGATATGATCGTTGTTGACTACGGCGATTTGCTAAAAAGTTCAATAGTTCGTAAAAATTCTGAGAAAAGACATGAATTAGAATCTATTTATGAAGAGCTACGCGGACTTGGACAAGAGTTTGGTTGCCCTATAGTAACCGCCTCACAAACCAACCGAAAGGGTCTAAACGAAGAAGTAATCACAATGGAGTCAATCTCGGAAGCATTTAACAAGTGCTTTGTTGCAGATTTTATTATTAGTCTATCCAGAACTATCAAGGATAGAAATGCTAATATTGCGCGTATTTTTGTCGCCAAAAACAGAAATGGTCCTGATGGAATTGTGTTTTCCGCGTTTATGGATACATCAAGTGTGTCTATTAAAGTTCTAGAAAGAGATGACGTTGTAAAATTACAACAACAACAATTAGCAAAACAACAACAAAAAGAGTTCTCCAAAGCCCGAGAAGTCTTTAGAAATATGAACAAATAAGGAGAGACATATGCCACAAGACATTGCTAACAAAACCCTGTCGGACATTACTGTCCACATGAAGTATGCAAAGTATTTACCCGAGAAAGAAAGAAGAGAAGTATGGTCCGAGTTAGTAGACAGAAATAAAGGAATGCACCTTAAGAAATTTCCAGAGTTGAAAGAAGAAATAGAGGCAGCTTATCAATATGTTTACGATAAAAAAGTTCTTCCTTCTATGCGTTCTATGCAGTTTGGCGGCAAGCCCATTGAAGTTGCCCCTAATCGCATCTTTAATTGCGCCTATGTTCCTATTGATGATTGGCGTTCGTTTCATGAAGTTATGTTTTTACTTCTCGGCGGCACTGGTGTTGGTTATAGTGTGCAATTTCATCACACACGGGAGCTTCCCGAGATTGTTCACCCATCTACAAAGCGCACTAGACGCCATCTTATCGGTGATTCCATAGAAGGTTGGGCAGACGCTGTAAAGGTTCTAATGAAGTCTTATTTTGTTGGCGGCTCCAAAGTTCGCTTTGACTACAGCGATATTAGACCAAAAGGCGCTCGTCTCGTAACCTCTGGAGGTAGAGCCCCAGGACCACAACCTCTCCGCGAGTGTTTAGTCAAACTAGAGGGCGTTCTGTCAAATAAGGAAGTTGGCGACAAACTTACTCCTATTGAAGTTCACGATATGGTTTGTTATATAGCTGACGCAGTTTTGGCTGGCGGCATTAGACGAGCAGCGCTTATATCCCTATTCTCTGCTGGTGATGATGAAATGATCTCCGCAAAAAGCGGACATTGGTGGGAAAAGAACCCACAACGTGGTAGAGCAAACAACTCAATCGTTCTTATGCGTCACTTGGTCACAGAAGAGTTTTTTAAAGACCTTTGGTTTCGTGTAAAAGCTTCAGGAGCAGGTGAACCAGGGTTTTATTTCTCAAATGATAAAGACTGGGGCACTAATCCGTGTTGTGAGATTGCCCTAAGACCTTATCAGTTCTGTAATCTTACGGAAATCAACGCTTCTGACGTTGACTCACAAGAAGAAATCAACGCTCGCTCTCGTGCAGCGTCTTTCATAGGCACATTACAGGCAACCTACACCGACTTTCACTATCTTCGTGATGTTTGGCGTAGAACTACCGAAAAAGACGCTCTTGTGGGTGTTTCTATGACTGGTATTGCCTCTGGTAACGTCCTAAAACTGGATATGAAAGAAGCAGCTAAAGAAGTTAGGAAAGAAAATAAAAGAATCGCTAATCTCGTAGGAATTAAACCTGCAGCACGGACTACTTGTGTAAAGCCAGCAGGAACAACAAGCCTAGCTCTTGGCACTTCTTCTGGTATCCACGCTTGGCACAATGAATACTACATTCGTCGACTACGGGTTGGTAAAAACGAGGCAATCTACAACTACCTGTCTGTTTATCACCCAGATTTGGTCGAGGACGAGTTTTTCAGACCACATGACACCGCAGTCATTTCTGTTCCGCAGAAAGCACCCGCAGGTGCGATCACACGAGGCGAAACCGCTATGGATATGTTGGAGAGAGTAAAGAAAGTATCTACACAGTGGGTAAAGAACGGACACGGAAAAGGTCAAAACACTCACAATGTTTCAGCTACTGTTTCCATCCGTGAAGAAGAGTGGGAGCCTGTAGGTCAATGGATGTGGGATAACAGAGCCGTTTATAACGGTCTTTCAGTTCTTCCTCATGACGGCGGAACTTATAAGCAAGCACCCTTTGAAGACTGCGACGAAGTAACCTACAATAGACTGCTAGACACACTAGAGGACATTGATTTGTCCAAAGTTGTTGAAGTATCCGACAATACCGATCTCAAAGGCGAACTGGCTTGTGCAGGCGGCGCCTGTGAGATTACATAAAAAAACCCCTTGACAAAATAATAAAAGTTTATTATTATATACCCATGAAGAAATCAATCATTGGTTTGGTCCTCGCACTTACTCTTGGGTGCGAGATGCGACCTCATCCCTTTTCAAGAGTAAACTTTACCAGCCAGTCAGCACCACCAGTTGCTGCCTGCGAATATAACTTTTACTACACTGGTCCAAGAAATTATGAGTATTGCACATCGTATGATGAACTTGGTGACTGCGATTGTTATGTAGTTTATGACCCAACAGTTATTGATTACGAGTGCTATATTGAATATTGTTACTACTGGGACACTTGCCGGTGGGAAACTTATGACTACGGTTGTTACTAAGGAGAAAAAATGAATCAAGCTATTCTACAAGTCGTACAAGATGAAAATACAGAAAATGAAAAGTCTAAAGAAGAATATATTGTTAACTATCTTAAATCAATGATTGCTCTTGAGGAGGCAATAGAGCCTTATAAAGAGCAAAAGAAAGAGTTGAGAACAGAGTTTATCGAGAACGGTTGGCTTACAAAGGAAGACATTTGGTCCGCCGTTAAAGCCCTTCGAATGTATCAAAAATCAGCCGATCTTGATGCTGTAAATGAAATGTTCGATATTATTGAAAAGAAATTCGGAATCAAGGAGGAAGTATGAGTTTAGATCCACGAAATCGCTTTTTATTGTTAGAAGAGGCGCCACAACAGGCAGAAGAGGATGCTCCAACTATTCTTCTCCCAGATGATTACAATGTAAAGACGAATCCATTTGGCGTATACAAGATTAGCCAAGTTGCAACTGATTGTACCAAAGTTAGTCTTGATGACGTTGGAAATCTAGCTGTTGTTAACGATACGATGGTTGAGACAGCAAGTCTAGACCAAGGTGATTTTCTCTTGGTTCAAGAAAACCACGTTTATGGAGTATTGGGAGTTTAGCGTATGATGAAAACCGTGCAGTTGTTCGATGACGGAATAGGCAAAGTAGATTATGTTTGTCATATGGGATCAGACATGACTATTGTAAATTCAGCAAGAGTCAGTTTTGGTAAAGAAGTGGAGGAGCTATCAAATAAAGATAAAAAATTAATTAATTATTTAATTAAGCACCGCCACACTTCCACCTTGGAACATTGCACGGTTACATTTCGCATCAAGGTGCCGCTTTATATTCGATCACAGCACCACAGGCACCGCACTTGGTCTTACAATGAAATCAGCCGCCGATACACAGACTTTAATTTACAGTTCTATGAGCCAGAAGCACTTAGAACACAACATAAGTCAAACCGACAAGCATCAAACATAGAAGAACTAATAAATCCAAATATTTCTAAGTTTGATGACATCTTTATTGGTAATGCTGTGGTGCCTATCCCTTCTTACAAAGCCAGTGAAGCTATACAGGCTCACCATATGAGAAGTTTGGATCTTTTTAACAAGTTAATAAAGCTAGGAGTATGCCGCGAACAAGCAAGAGGAGTGCTTCCACAAAATCTTTATACAGAATATTATGCAACTACCAACTTAAACAATCTATTTAAGTTTATTGATTTACGCACACATGAGGGTGCCCAGTGGGAAATCCAACAACTTGCCAAAGCAATGCTGGATATTTCACAAGAGTTGTATCCAATAACTGTAGAGGCGTGGAAGGAGAATAAGGTTTGATAGGATTATTAATTTTAAATGTCATTAGTGTGACAAATTTATCATATGATTACAGTGATTTAATGAGTGAAGCATATAACTGTAAAAACGCAAAGGCAAAAATCTTAGATACAGGAATAATAGAGAAGCTGGTTGAAATAGAGGATTTTTATTTTCAATCATATAATATCCCAGAAGATCTACGAGGAATGTTGCTAGCAGCCGCGTGCGTTGAGAGCGGCTATGACGCCCGAGCAAAGGGCGATTGGAAGATAACTTTCAAAACAAAAAAACACCCAAGAGCCAAGGGTATACTTCAGTTCTGGCATTGGGCAGAAAAGGAATATGGACTCAATCGACTTGATCCAATACAATCAGCACACGTTTGGATGATTCACGTTGCGAACACTCGTGATAAAAATCGCTGCAGAGGTTACAAACTCACAAATAAACAAAAATGGCTAGGGGCTTGGGCTCAGGCAGTTAGAGGTCGCTTAACGAAAGAAAATCGTTATCGCTGCTTCCAACGGACAAAACATTGGAAAAAACTCAGAAAATGGAAAAGAAACATTAAAAATTATGATCCAGGATGTTAATATAACAATTGGTGGAAGCTTAAATGCTCTTCAATGGGCTTATCAACACGGGACTAGATTGATAATAAATAAGCCTTCCTTTCCTCCCTCCTACGAGCCCTCAGACAAAAAACTTGCCTGGGGGCTACTTTACTACAAACTAATGATGGACGGCAAAATAATCGGTGGTGATTATGTAAAAGCAGTCCGAGTCGACGATGATGAAATCACTGTCGCCTGTAAAAATAATATAATAAATAGAACAACTTACAATAAAGTAACTCTTTTTGATGACCAAAATGTTATAGGTTTGCCCGATCAAAAAGAAGAGGTCGATCAATTTACTGTAATAGATACAATGATGGCGGTTTCTTTTGTTTTCAAGGATACCGCTTTCACTCTTAAAACAGGCGACGACTTAGTAAACGAAATACACATTCACAAAGATTACATAAACAGTCCAGCAAAGATAGCAGTTGTTTCAAACTTAACTAAAAAGCAGTTGAACAACTTTGATTTTTCTGATACAATGGCTAAGTTCAAGACAGAGACAATACTAAAAGATGTAGGTTTCACGGGAAACTTCATGAAAAGAGACGAGATTGTTTTAGAAGTCCAAGAACGAATAGTCAAACCTAAAATGAACATTTATGAGGAAGCAGAAAAAATAAAGTTTATTTATGTATGAACCCGCACTAACAATAAAAAATAAAACACACGTAAATCTAGCAGGCATAGTTCCAGTAGCAGGACAGCCGCTAGACTTCAACTTCCCCTGGCATGATAGTTTAATGCCCATTGGACACAACTATCTCGCAGTTGAGAAAGCAGTCTTTGACTGTGTGGTCGCAGGTTGTAACACCGTCTGGTTGGTTTGCCCCAAGGATATGCAACCTCTTATACGGTATCGTTTAGGAGACTGGGTTATAGATCCTGTTCGCTATGATAAAGGACATACGTTCGGTAAACGACCAAAAGTCTATGAGGTTCCCATCTACTACACACCAATGCATCCAAAAGATACAGGTCGTAGAGACTGCCTTGCTTGGAGCATTATCACAGGCGCTCAATATGCTTGGCACGTAAGTAGAAAAATAAGCCGTTTCGCACATCCAGATAAATACTTTGTTTCGTTTCCTTACGGTATGTTTTCTCCGTGGTGGTTAAAAGACCATAGACCAGCGATAAGAAACACGAGCACTAACTTTTATGCGGAATGTGATAATCAAAATTTTAAAGATGGCAGTTTCCTACCCTTTACTTTCCTATCGGAAGACTTTTTAGAATGCCGAAGACATTTCAGGAAAAGCGAAACAAAAGGTTACGACGATCAACTAAACAAACTAAAAGCATCTGAAAGTTGGACCGGTCGATATTTTACTCACGACTTTGTTTTCAGCAAAGTAAATACAGAAGGCGCAGGAACGTGTAGCCTGCCTTGGTATTATGATGTGTCTTCCTGGGAGGGTCTAAAAGCTTGGCTAGGTGGAGAACACAGCCTACCCAGACCGAAAGACTTTCTAATGTCATATAACGAATGGAATCCACTAGGGAGGGACATTGAAGAAGACACTGAAGATAATTAACGAAGCATTATTCTACGTTTTGTTCTTGACACTTTTAATAGGATTTAGTAGTATGTACCAGTTACAAAGATTGTTTAGGAGAGGTTAAATGAAGCTAGAAAAAAATAAAACATATGAGTTTTCACTTAAAGGTCGCACATCCTTTGGAAGCATTTCAGAAAGTCGCATGTATGATCTTTTAAAAGACGGGAGGCTTGCATCTTTTTTTCTTGAAGAGCAACTGCAACACTGGTTTCCAGAATTAACAAGAATTGAAGGAAACAAAGACCACGATCACGTTGATACTTCTGGCAATAAGTATGATGCCAAGAATTTTACAAAAAACGGACTAAAGTTTAAGCCATCAAACCAACTAGGTCAAGGTCGAACATTCAATGCCGAAATAGCTCATAATAAGGCTCGTAAGTTGTGTTATATCTGTTGTGATATCGTTGAGTTTCCAAGAGTGCGAGTAAAATTTGTTGATGGCGCCGACTTGATCAATGAGTATCCTAAATGTGAAATACCGAAGGGTCAGAGAGAGGTTCTTTTTGGTTGATCTAGATCAATATTATACAAAGCAAAGCGTAGCGGCTAAATGTGTTGCTAGTTTCGATTTAAATCCATATGATATCATACTGGAGCCATCTGCAGGAGACGGATCGTTTTTTAATCTACTGCCCTTAGACAAACGCGTCGGATTAGATCTGGACCCTAAATTGGCAGATATTGAAAAAAAAGATTTTTTTGATTATGAGCCAATGAGCAATAAAAAATATTTAGTTATTGGCAATCCACCTTTTGGCAAAAACAGCAGTTTAGCAAAAAAGTTTTTTAACCACTCTGCTAAATTTGCGGATACTATAGCCTTTATTGTCCCAAGAACATTTAGAAAAAATGCAACACAAAATCAATTAAATTTAAATTTCCATCTCATTGAAGAAACAATATTAGATCCAAACTCTTTTCGCTTAGATGCCATGGGAGAAATAGAATATAGTGTCCCATGTGTGTTTCAGGTTTGGAAAAAGAAAGGCACAAAAAGAGAAAAAGTAGTACTACCTCTAGAACATGAAGATTTTGTGTTTCTAACATCAGAGGACTACGATGCAGACTCTTTATTGCTAATTTCTATTAAAACTGGTGGAGAGAAGTTGTTTTTTAAGCCTGATGGCAAGGCAAATGTAACTTTAAAGTTTGAAGAAGAAGAACACTCTTTCGAGTGTGAAAGTCAAGCGTGGGAAAGCTTTAAACAATTACAAAAACAATTGCCATCTTTTTTATTTAATTCTTACAAAACGAAACAAGTCAAAAGACAAATAACCTGGAAGACAAAACCAGATTTTGTTTTTAGAAGAGCGGGAGCGCAAGCCGGTAAAATCAATCTAGATTATGAGTCTTGCAGTCTTGAGGGCAATTTATTTATCAAAGCTAATAATGAAAAAGTGATAACTATATTCAATGCAATGTGGAAACAGTGGTGGGATCTGAAAAAAGATGTTGACAAAAAAAGTATAAAATGGGATACTGCTGGAACTCCTAGCATCTCTAAGACAGAGTTAGTCCAAGCCTATACGCAAATGAAAAACAACATGGAGAATAAATGATTGAAAGAACACAAAGCTCTATCCCCTTTGTAGGTTTACACGCTCACAGCGGAACAGGTAGCCCATTTGATGGACTCGGCTACCCCGGCGAACACATGGACTTCGCCTATCAAAATGGCAATGATGCCC